TTCGTTACTATTTCGTACTGTATGCTTTTCGTTTTCATAATAATTCCAGTACGCATCAACACTGCAATCAGATTTATATTCGTCGGGCATGCACTGAGGAGGCTGTACAAAAGCTTGATAACCAATAGCTTTAGGAAAGTTATATAATACGTCGCGGCATTTTAGTATTGTTAAATGTGTTTTACCGTATCGCTTTGTATACTCTTTGCCTAATGCTATCATATGCTCGTATGCCCACATATAATTTTCAGCAGACTCACGCACCCATATAGCTGAAGGATGATTTTTGTGTGTAGCTTTGTAAGGCACATCTGCAGCTTCGCCATCTAATATAATATGAGCAGTACATAATAATTGAGCAGTCTCAAGGATCATTTTTACTACATGCTTATTATATTGATATTGTGCAGCCTTCTCAGGGCAGTGTGACAAATAAAATATATTCATTAGCTTAATTGTTTATAGTCAAACTTTTTAAATATAAAGTTGTTTAAGAATTTGCCTTTAGAGGCAGAATCGAATAAACCTCGCCAGTAAAACAAAGGCACGCTAGAATATTTGTATATACTTTGGTTGTTAAAGTATACGATCATAGACTTGTCTTCGATATTGTATTCTGCACTTGATATTGCGGTTGAGTCAACCATTACTGTTTCAATTTTGTTCATAAGTTTAATTGTTTTAATTTATTATATTATCGTTTATTATTCGTATTACGTTTGCAAATTTATAACCCTGATTTTTTTAAGAAATAGTTATAAACTTCTGGTATATGCTTTTTGTAATAAGGCTGTTCTTGTGCTACCCAACGCTTAAGATGTTGTTTATCATAAAACGGAGCACACATATTAAATGTAACTTCTACATCATCTATAAAATCACCGACTGTCCAGCCTTCCCATATGTGTTTATCTCTATTCATATTAGTGGTATATTAATCCTACTTTATTTGTGTTATTGTACCATTTAGTTGCATACAGATCTACCTTACTCGCATTAGCATAGCCAGCTTCTTCAAGCTCAGCTTCGCTTTTAAAGATACGAGTATGGCGATCGTGTATAGCATCAATGTGGTGTTTTTGCTTACCGCTGTCGCTAAAGATAATGTCAAAGTTATCCGGCAACGTAGCTTTTTTAAGTAGCAACACCGAGTTAGTATAACTATAGAATCTAACCTCAGGGAACAGTAACGCAATGTCGATCCACTTATTTAGATATGCTTTGGAATAATAGTCGCCGCTATCATGAACCCTTACGTAGTCTGGCTTTTTCTTAACAATCTCGTTGTACATCTTATCAACGAATTTATCAGTTTTAGACAGTTCGTAACGCTTTTCGAATGCAGGTTGTACATTGCTCCATACATATGCACCTTTACGGGCGTAACAAAACTTAACACAGGCATCAGCGAAAGGGCAGGTTAGTTTGCCGTTGGCAGATTTATAAGCTGGTATACCGAAGTTGAATACTCTTACGCCTAGTTCTTTGCTTGTTTTCTTAAGTTTACTGTTTTGAGTTAATAGATTCATAGTTATTTGTTTATTATATTATCGTTGTTTGTTCGTGTTATGTTTGTAAATTAATCAAGTAACACCATATAAGCTTCAATATTATTTTTTCTAAACCAAGTTAACGCTTTATGGAAGTCATTAACCTGTTTAGTTGTTACAGATTTTGGAGCTACCTCGAATACATATTGCATTCCCATTATAAAATCGTATATAGATAACTCTAAACCATTTAGTTCGTACTCTTCTTTGCTGAAAGGGTTCACAACAGTGTCACCTTTATCATAGATCATTCCTTTAAACCATTTAGGTATTTTTTGTTCTTTAGTCTTCGTTTTCATACTCATAACCTTGTTCTTTTAATTCGTCAATAACTTCTTCTTCAAATCTTTCAGCTAGATACTCGAATAACTGGGTGATAGCATCGTCAATGAATTGCTGGTAAAGATCATCTACATATATAATTTCAGGGTATTCTTCGTCACCGTTAGAATATCTAATATGCTCCTCAAGGGCATCGCCTAGATCGCTGTCATAATAGTATACGTTTTCGTTTACATTAACAGAGTTCTGGTCATGCGTAGCTATAAACACTGAGTAGCCATCAGCTGTTGACTCTTCGTATATATAAAAGTCTGCGTTGCTAGTCCATTGATCTGTGAATTCTACATTGAAGTGTTTCAACACTGCTTCTTTAGCTAGATCTTCGTCATTGATCTGCTTTTCACCGAAGCCTTTAGCTTCTAGTCTTTCATTGATTAGTTCGTCTGTAATTAGTTTTTTGCTCATAATATATAGTTTTAATTGTTTTTTTCTATTGTTTCAGCGATATATTGCCATACTTTTAATTCTTTTTTAGTACCGTTAAGCACTAGCTCCAGCTCTTCTGTAGTTATGCCGCCTGTGTTACCGTGCTTTAGATCTTTTTTTAGTCGTTCGATATCAAAACCTAACATAGTTATTTTTGCGAAAGCTTTATCGATAGCTTGCGAGTGTATAGCACTATTCATCAGGGTTGGGATTAAACGCATCGCCGAAGAACGCTAGGTTACAAGCACACATTATATCGTGAACAATACCGTACTTAACTTCAGTGAAGAAGAACTCGGTGTGTAACACTTCTACAATGCACTCATGCGAGTAAGGGCGATCGGCAAAATCTTTTTTTAATAGTTGTTTGTACTCTGGTTTGAGACGTGCCCATAGTGTTAATGATCTTTTCATAGTGTTATATTTATTTGTTACATTTATATTATCGATTGATGTTCGTGTTTTGTTTGCAAATCGCGTTTCTTATTCTTGTACTGTCTATTCGCTTTACAATGAGGACAACTCCCGTTGTTTCTACAAGTTTTATCAAACCTTTTTGATCCGGTATAAGGCTTTTTTTTAGTCCTGCTCATCTATTTCTTCATTTATACACCGCGCTATTTCGTAATAGTTTACGTCACTTAAAAACGATCGAGCGTAATTAGCTACTAGACTTCCTTTACACCCGCAGTTATCAAATACTACGTTTTCTACTATTTCTTTTAGGTAATCTGCAGTAACTGTTTCATCACTAGCCCATTGAATGTCACCTAATATTTCTAAGTTTACTCGCCACGTAGCGTAGTTTGTCCATCCGTTGTATTCTTTATTCATAATTTATTTGTTTTAGTGGACATGGCAGGAATCGAACCTGCGTTTGAACCGAACCAGCCTCAGTAGTAACGCTTGCTGGAAGCATTAAGTTACCTTGAGTGTGGGTTCACTAACCATATCATGCCCAATTGAGAGGCGGATAGCACTGGAATGTTAGGGATGCACGCCATTTAATAGTATGCCCTGACTTATACCCTTTTCTCTGTTTATACTATCTTTCGCTGTCATCGTTCGCACAATTACAGGTGATCAAACCTTAGTGCCGTCAATATCTTGGCTTCCAGACTTAAACCTCTCCGCTAGCAATTCACTTATGTGTTAAAGAGTTACGGGCTGTATACGGCCACCTTCAACCTAATTAAGCTACTCGTCTAGCTATATTTCTTTTACCATTTCTGCGATCACACGGCGCATAAGTTCGCTGTGTATAGCATTGAAGTCATCATTGTTTACATCAAGATTGTTTAGTTGCCAGTCACAAGTTTTATATAGTGCTTGCATTGTTACTTCAGTTACTTGTGTTACGTGATCGTCTAAGTTCATATTCATCTGAGTTTTTTGTTAGTATATTGTTTTATCATAGTGACTCATCCACTCAATATTACTTAGGCTAAAACCTTTAGATATTATGAAATCTATTAAGTCTTGATGTCTTTCATATTGGTCTTCTTGTATCTCATATTGGTGTACATGTCCCATTGAGAAATCTAGTATTGTTATATATTTCATATTAATCGCCTTTATAGTTTAGTGTTTTATAGAATTCGCCAGCCGCTTTAAAACTTAGCTCTTCGCATTCTTTGTAATATGCTTCGTTTTTTATTTGGTCGTCGCGCCAAGCGGTTACTTCTTCAAGTGTACCATATTGCGTAGTGTAACGAATAGTACATTTGTATATTTCTTGATCCGGTTTGTACGGGTTGTCGTGTCTTATTATATCCATTATTCCTGTATGTAAGTTAAACCTTTGTAATTGAACCACTCAATGATACCGTCGCGGTCGTTGTCTTCGTCGTATTTAAAAGCGAATAGATTTGGTAGTTCGCCGATCATATACGGTTTGTATAGCATACCGTTTAGTTTGATTTTTTTGCCGTTATTGATAAATTTAATTGAGTTAGTCATAGTATTATTTTTTATTTGTTACATTATTATTATCTTAGAGTGGTCGTATTATGTTTGTAAATTAAAACACTTCTTCCGATATCCACAATCTATCTTGTTCATCTAGTTCGTCGTAAGTTACACCGTGATAGTGTAAAGCTACTATATTTAAGTCGTACATATTATTTGGTTTTATTAGTTATATTCATCATAGATCACCCCAGCTTCGTGGAATGCCCACATTACTTTGTTTATAAATTCTATTGTATTGCACTTTGCTTTTTCAATTGGAAAGGTATATACCATTGCATTATAGAATTCCATTAAAGCTTCATTATTATATGCCCAATTTTTCTTAAAATACTCATACTCGTCACCTTGCATGAAGTTTAATCCTACTACTTTTCGTAGTTCGTTGTATTCAACATATATCCATCGATCGTCTTTTTCACACCATTCGTGTAATACTCTATCTATTCTATTTGCTTTCATATTTATAATTTTATATTGATTTCCAAAATAATTCACGTTGCTCGTCGGTTAAACCTTTTAAGTTTTCTTGACCGAACATTTCAAGGCATATTTTAGTTCGTCTTTCGGATTCTTTAAAGTTGCGAGTTACCTCGTCCCACGCTTGTTGATTTGTTTGATATTGTCGGTACATAGTTATTTATTTTTTATTCAATTATATTATCGTTTAGTGTTCGTTTTTTGTTTGTAAAAAGTATATTATCTATTTGTTGGTAAAATTAGTGATACAGGTATAATACCACTCCTCTAAGTACTCAACTACTTTTTTTTTCTAAAAGTGTGACGTTAGCTAGTTATATTATTACTAATAAGAGGCTATTGTCGCATTTTACTTAATTATTTATTTGTACTTATAAATCGTTTTATTATTTCCTCTAGTTTGAAAGTGTCTTCGGGAGATAGGTCCCCTGAGTTTAGTTGGTGATCTTTACAAATTTCGCTAAAGTTAATGTAGTCTAATAATTCCATTTTATTTCTTATTTTAAATTCATATATATTATCATTGGGTGATCGTATTACGTTTGCAAAATGCTATACATTAAAAACTAAAGTTACCTAACGTACTTCGTTTGCAAAGTGCTATACGCGTTGCTATACACGCTCCGCGTGTTTGGGGAAGTTAAGGAACCTTATTTAGATTCCTCAACATCTAGATCAACAAACTCACCTAAGTGTCTTACATTAACCGGTAGATTAGTTGATTGTGACCAATACCCTCGTTTGATCCAACATGGCATGATATTTAATTTAGGTAACATTACTTTAAGCACCTCATCGTGGTTGTACGTTACTTGTTGGTTTTTGTTATTGATGAAAGTTATTACTTGATTTCTACCTAACCATGATTTACGTACTACAAAGTTCTTTCTTGTAATAGGTGGGAAGATTAAAGACTTCTCTTCGTTTGACATGTTAGTTAATGCTTGGGTAATTAATTCTTGATTTGACATAATTTTATTTATTTAGTTATTATTTATTTTCATTTATATTATCGAATACTATTCGTATTAAGTTTGCAAATTTGTTTATTTATTTATAAAAATTCCATCGAGTGCAAGTTGACACTCCTCCAACGTATCGCGTAGACTGTCGGTCGTTACGTTACCGTTTAGATACTGGTTTAATTCGTCGATCGTAGTTAGTATTTCGATTCGTAATCTGGTATTTAATTTCATAGTTATTATATTTATTATTCGTATATATTATCGTAAACCGATCGTACTACGTTTGCAAAAAGGTGAAACGTTATACACAAAATTCGGAAATTAGTTGCGATAGTCGATCGAGTTATTGACAACAAAACGTACGAAACGTCGAATAAAACGTAAAAACGATACGGGGGCTGGTAAAAAAAAAGTAAATTCCCGTTCGGGGGCCGAAAATTGTATAGCGTAGCGTAACCCTTTAGTTCCATATATCTAACAAAAAATTTTTTAATATTTTTTTTTGGTCCAGTAAAACGTGACATTAGGTAGTTATATATAAATAGTAGTAGGCTATCGTCGCATTTATATAATTGGGGTCTATGTTAGTATTATATAATTGTGCGTAATCATACATGGTATGAGACAACAACTTTCCCCATCTGCTAGAAGAGCTAAAGCTGCTAGAGATAAAGCTTATGCAATGACTCCTGACAGGAAGGCTAAAAAAGCGCATGCTCAGAGAGAGCGTAGTGCGGCTAAAAAGAAAGGTCAAAACCTAGACGGTCAAGATTACGATCACAAAAGACAGAAGTTCGTTTCTATTAAATCAAACAGAGGAAACGAGGGACTAGGTACTCAGCAAGAATCAGGACAAACTTACAACACAAAATAACATGGCAAGAATTACCACATACGCATTAGATTCTAATATATCTTTAAATGATAAATTAGTGGGCACTGATGCTGACGACAATAGTATAACTAAGAATTATTCTATAGACGCTCTCGGCGATGGTTTAATATCACTTAAGGATATTATAACTGGAACTGGCACATTAAACACAATACCTATGTTTACCCCAGACGGGCAAATTATAGGTGATTCCACTATAACCCAGGACGTAGGCGGTAATATTACAGTTGGAGTAAATTTAACTGTAGTAGATGATTTAACTGTGGAAGGTAATATTGATGTTGATAACAGCATAACTGTTGGCGGTGTTGGGAGTGTGTTTAATGGCACCGTAACTTTTAATGATAATATTACAATTAATGCAGACACCACATTTGAGGGTGAGGCAAATTTTCAGAATATAGTTAAAGATGAAAATAGCCAGCCTGGTATACTTGGCCAGGTGCTTACATCAACAGGTAATGCAGTCTTATGGAAAAATCTTAATGCCATATCAGAAGTAAAAACCGCTACAGTTACAGTTACAGATGCTCAAATACGAACGCTAGGCACAGTACCGGTTGAAATAATACCTTCAACAACCGATGCTAGTATTCAAATAATAGGTTTAACCATCCAAAATATCGGAAACGGAGATCTTGGAGATTCATATGATTGGTCTGCGTCTGGTAACGGAGTTTTTTATGGCCAAGGATTTACATCAACACAACATAGAGTAGAAATAAATAATTCTCTTTTGCCAGAAGGAGGGGCTTCTTTAGCACCGGAAATATATGTAGCTAGTATAACACCTGGAGGTATGAAATCTGGCGCTAGTATACAGCTTAGCACAACAACAGGAGTTAATCCTTCAATACCTATTGGTGAATCGCCTAGCGCAGAAATGATTGTCAATGTTACATATAGAATAATACCTACAACATAATACATGGCAAGAATAAGTACATATGGTATAGACGCAAAGCCCGAGTTAAGTGACAAGGTTATTGGAACTGACACTGCTCCGGGTGCAGACTTAAGAACAAAGAATTATTCTTTAGGTGAAATAATTGATTTATTTAACCAGTCTAATGAGTTAGGTGTAGCGGATCAGTCCATATTCTTATTTCAAAATGATATATCATTAGGAAGAGAATCCGGCACAATTAGTTTTGCAGCAGGTGGAGGCGTTGGAACTCTATTTAGTGATATAACACAGGTATTAATAAGTAAAACAGCTCCAGGTAATAAATCGGTCGCTCAATATCTACCTTTATTTATAGGTAAAGATATAATATTAGCCGAAGCGGGAAACATTAACGAATTTGGAACGTATAAGGTGGCATCGATAACAACGGATGTCGCGGAACCTAACTTCTTTTTAGTAACATTAGAGAATTACGCTTCTAACGGAGTAATTTCACTTGATGGTTACTATATATTTAGTGAATTTGTAGATTCTAACTCCGCGGGCGACAAAAATTATGTACATAATCAAGCTGTAGCATCTGCTACGTGGAACGTGCAACACAATTTAAACAAATTTCCATCATGCACTATGGTTTTGTCTACAGGACAGCAAGGATATGGAGATGTAACTTTTATAGACGAAAATAACTTAACAATAACATTTGCCGGCGCAGAGTCTGGTAAAGCATATATCAACTAACTATGGCAATACCATTTTTAAATAACATTACTCTCAATAATAACGAGATACAAAATGTAAGACTTCAGAACGCAACTTCTCCACCACTAAACTTTGGCCCAGGTCAAATATATTTTGATAGCACTCAATCACCCGCTATTGTAGATACAGCTAAGTATTACGCAAACAGCACAGATACTTGGGTAAGTCTAAAAGAATACTCTTTTCCAGCAGTTGCTCAAGCTGATGGTTATATAACTAGTACTATAACAGGTACTACAGCTAAGCCTATTGTAAAGTTTAATCTTAATGCTACAGGAACTGCAGATTCTACAACATATTTAAGAGGTGATAACCAATGGCAACCAATTAGTGCAATACCTGGTACTTATAAGTTTACTCTAAGTGATAACGCGCCTTCTCCAGGACCAGTAAGTGGAATTGTAGCAGAAAATGACACTGTTACAATAGCAGCGAACAGTGATTTAACTTCTAATTTAACAGGTCAAGCGTCTACATCTAAAACCCTTACTATAGGTTTAAAAGTAGACGGGGGTGTTGGTGTTTCTGATAACTATGTGGTTAATCAAGCAGTTGCTGTAGCTGACGCTGATGATAGTATACCTTTTAACCAAAATACTGATTATGGCAATCCTTCTCTTGACACTGACATAGTTAAGAAAACAACATTTGGTACTATACCTGTTAACGCATTGGCTCTTGTAAAACAATATATAGATAATTCCGTTGCTGGCGGTTTAATATATCAAGGCGGATATAACGCTTCAACTGATACAACCTCGCCTGGTGGTTATGGATTACAAACCCCGCCAAACCCTAATATTATAAAGAAAGGTTGGACTTATACAGTTACAGCTGATGGTACTTTTTTCACCACAGAGCAGTTAAGAGTAGGTGATGTTCTTATTGCGGAAGTAGATGCTCCGACTGTTTTAGATGATTGGACAACTGTTCAAAACAATGTTGATTTAGCTAGTTTAACTCAAGTTGGTATTGGTAATGTTAATTCTTCAACTGGTCAAGAAGAACTGGGTATATCCGTGTCATATTCTTCAGGTACTGCGGCAGTTGGTTTAAATATTGATGGACTTTCAGCTGTAACTACTACTGAAGATGATTCTTCTGTTGCTATTCATGACAATGCTAACGGCGTAAACAAAAAAATAGAATTAGGAGATTTAGCGCCAGTGTTAAATAGCTTTATATCATTTTCAGGAACTATAGGTGATGGCTCTGCTACTTCTATAGATTTACAAGATTCTGGAGCTGTAGCGCCAAATATAAATCACGGTCTTGGAGAAGATTCAAGCTCTTTTATGATTCAACTAGTTGATACATCTTCAGGCGAAACAGTTTACGCAGATGTTACAAGAGGTGCTAGTGGCTTAGTTACTATCGATTTCGCGAGTGCGCCAGCTGCAAATGGTATTAGAGTTCTAATACAAAAAATAGGATAATAAAATAAAATATAATTTATGGCAAATCGTTTTTTAAATAACATAAAAATAAACGATTCGTATGAACTGCCCCCGGCAGATGGTACTGAAGATCAGATAATAACAACAGACGGAACAGGACAACTTAGCTTTGTAGACCAAAGTACAATAAATGCCGGTAACGCTGAACACGTCGTTATATATGCAAAAAATACTTCAGGTTCACAAATAAACAAAGGAACTCCTGTTTATATTACTGGTACTGTCGGTGCTACTGATACAGTACAAATTGCACCAGCAGACGCGGGCAACGCATCTCATATGCCAGCAGTTGGACTTCTTGATGACACGTTGTTAAATAATGAGTTTGGATATGTTATTACTGGTGGTTTTATGGATAACGTAACAACTGATCCTATTGATGGTGCTCAACCTGCTTCAAATGATACGGTGTATGTAAAAGTAGGTGGTGGATTAACATTAGATAAACCTACAGGTCCAACCGGGCTTATACAAAATATAGCTAAAGTTGGTAAAGTATCTGGTGGAAACTCTGGATCACTTATTGTTTCTTCTATCCTCAGAACAAATGACGTACCTAACCTTACAACCGGTAAAATATGGGTTGGTAATAGTAATACGGTAGAATCTACTGTTGTTCACTTAGATGAGACTAATGGCCGTATGGGTATAGGAACTGATTCTCCAAATGAGCTTCTTGAAATAAAAAGTACAACTATACCTAGCATAAGACTTAATAGTACAGATGCTAGTTTTCCTACTTTCGGCAAAATCGACGCATATAACAACACAACGTATAGAGGAGGAATAACTTGGGCATCAAACCCAGTTCAAAATGGAGCTAGAATAACTTATGTTGGTTTTCCTAGCGGCGTGCAAACAACAAGCACGTTTGAAGTTGGTTCTAATTTTGTAGATACTTCTATAAATAATGGCTCTATGGTTACAAGACTAAACACAACTGGTCTTGGCATCGGAACAACTAGCCCAAGCTATAAACTAGATGTTTCCGGAGATGCTTACATAGATGAAACTTTAAATATAGAAAGCACAATATCTGGAACTCTACTCTACGGGTACTCTGGCGTAGGCGCTGGAAACTTAGTTGTTGGAGGGCTTAATTTTGCGTCATTTACACCTGGTGTAATAACACTGATAAACCAAGATACCACCATAAGTGCTGGTCAAGATCTAGGTGTTTTACAATTCGGTGGTAAAGACGATCAAACAAATGCTTATGCTAACGGTCAAATAATATGCACTACAGCTGTAGGCGCGGGTAGTGGAAATACTGGAGGTGGTATATTTAGATTTTTACTTTCAGGTAATACTACTGGAAGTGGTCCAACTGAAAGAATGCGTATCACAAACACTGGCAACGTCGGAATCGGAACAACTAGTCCAAATGAAAAACTAGAAGTAGCAGGCACAGTTAGAATAACAGGTAATGGTTTAGATGTTGGTTACAATAATAACGGTACTAATTTTATTCAAGTTGGAAATGGAAGAACTACAAATGGCTATGCTTACATTGATCTAGTTGGTGATTCTACTTATACTGATTATGGTCTTAGAGTAATTAGAGGCAACGGTGGCGCTAATACTACTTCTGAAATAATTCATAGAGGAACAGGGATATTTAATATTAACGCTACGCAGGCGGCATCTATGACTTTTAGAACGTCTAACATTGAAAGAATACGTATTACTTCTACAGGCGAAGTTGGTATTGGAACAACTAGTCCGTCTACAAAACTTCACGCTCTTGGAACTAGTATTTCAATGCCGGCTTTAGGAGAAGCTCCATCAGCTGCTCAATTTGGCGGTAGTTCTTATGGAACTTTGTTTAGCACTTTAACAACCGGAAGAGGTGTAATACAGCAAGGAAGGGTAGATGGGACAGCTACTTCTTATGATCTTTTATTACAACCAGTAGGTGGAAACGTTGGGATTGGAACGACTAGTGCAAATGAAAAACTAGAAGTAAATGGTTCTGTAAAAGCAACGGCGTCAACTGACGCTTATAAAGGATATATCAAACAGACTATAGCTACTATTGCTAATGAAAAAGGTACTGCAACTGCTAATTATAACCTTATTCCATATAACACTCTTACTACAACGACTAGCAATCAATACTACAATAGAATGGCTGCTGCTTATGATGGTAGAATTAAAAAAGTATATATTGTAGATACCGGAGGTACTACACCAGATGCAACCGTAGTTAATCTTAAGAAGCAAGTAAATAACGTAACATCATCAACAGTATATAGTGCCACCGTGACGGGTTCAGGTTCGGGTATGTCGGCAGTTTATAACTTCGCAGATAATGATTTTACTTTTAACGCAGGAGATACTTTTGGTATTTTATACCAAACAACAGATTCCGGTGGTGGTGCTAGAACAATGGGAGGTGTTGCTATAAACATAATTATTGAATATAATATAACTTAATATGGCTAATATAAACGACAACATAAGAACAAAAAAGCTTTATAAAAGCGGAGATACTTCAAAAGCATATAAAGATTCTAATGGAGAAATAGTTGTACCCTCAAGTGTAGCGTCGGAGATAGCTGCGGTATCAGATATAACAGAACTTCTTAATGACCATGATAACTACTCAAAGTCAATATATCTTTTAAAAGAAATAGAAAATATTAGATTAGACCTGGAAGAGCTGCATGCGTTTATTAAAACTGCTTTTGGTAAAGATTCAACAACAGCTGCATCAAAAGGTGAAACCGGTGCCACTGGACCACAAGGACCTCAAGGGCCAAAAGGAGATACGGGTAGTACAGGACCGCAAGGACCTCAGGGGGCAACTGGTGTAGCTGGTCCAGCTGGATCTAATGGTAAAGATGGAAACAGTCATTTAAGTAACGTAGGTTCTATCCAATTTAACAGTAAAGCAAATCAACTAGAAATAACAATAGATAAAACAACTTATAGAATTAATACAGCAAAATAAAAAAAATGATAACATACGATTGGAATTGTAAAACAGTAGACGTACACCCTCAAGAAGAAGGTGAAAAAAATGTAGTATATAACGTACACTGGATTGTTACGGGAAATAAAGAAGATTATTCAGTTGATAATATTGGAACTCAAATAGTAACTTTAAATCCTGAAACACCTTTTGTGCCTTTTGAAGATTTAACCAATGATATAATTGTTGGGTGGACGAAAGAAGCGATGGGTGAAGAACAAGTTAAAGCTATTGAAGACAGTATTGCTTCACAAATAGCTGAACTAGAAAACCCAACTTCTTTAACTATGACAATAGAAGAGTAAATATTAATATTTATACGTAATAATATAACCATACTGCAAAGGTATAAAACCAATAGTAATTTAAAACCAAAACCAATGACACTATTTTACCAGACTGAATCGTGGAGTAGTCAACCACAACCAGGCAAAAGCCAAGTTAAACTATGGAAACACATAGCTGAAAAAGAAAACTGGAGAATTGTCCAGCTTGTTAACGGCTTTTATCAAACAGAATACCAAGACATCAAAGATCCAGAAACATGGCATGATGTAACTAGGCGCGAAACTTTAGAAGGAGCCGAAACGGCTATCGATCAAACAGTAGCGCACTACTTAAAAAAAGTTGAATTTATAAACGGACCAAAAGTAGTAAAAACATTCAAGTAAAAATCAATCAAATTTAATTTAATGGAATTTAATAATCCTAACGAAATCGTTAAAACCCTTACTTTTGGTAGTGAGGCAAATAGTCAAATTATATCAGGAGTAGAAAAATTAGCAAGCGCAGTAAAGAGCACTTTAGGTGCGTCTGGAAAATGCGTAATATACGAAGATGCTCTTGGAAGACCGGTAATAACAAAAGACGGTGTAACCGTTGCAGAAAGCGTAGTCTTATTACATCCGGTTGAAAACATAGGCGCTACCTTGATAAAAGAAGCGGCTAGAAATACAGTAAGAGAAGCAGGTGACGGCACAACAACATCAACCGTGCTTGCTCATTCTCTATTAAAAATTGCAAACAAACATTTAGATGAAGAAAAAGTTAGAGAACTTAAAAGTGGCATTATTAGTGGTGCTGATAAAGTTAAGGTATATCTTGATAAAACCAGCACTGAAGTTAAAGGCGAAATGTTACGGAGCGTTGCTATCATTAGCTGCAATAACGATATCGAGCTTGGAACCAAAATTGGCGAAGCTTACGAGCAAGTTGGAAAAAATGGAGTTGTACTAATGGAGGAGTCTGATACAAATGAAACTTATGTTGATTTTGTTGAAGGCGTCCAATTTGATAGTGGATTAAAATCCCCGCACTTAGTAACAGACAAAGACAAAGGTACGGCTGTTTTAGACGATCCTTATGTGCTTATTGTTTCTTCTCCTATTCCTAATATAAGAAAAATACAAAGTGTCTTAGAACACGTTATAAAAAGCAAAAGAAGTTTGCTTATAGTTGCAACTGTTGAGCAGCAGCCGTTCGCTACATTATTGTCAAATAAAGTTAAAGGTAATATAAAAGTAAATATAGTTGATGCCCCAGGCTTTGGGCCAACAAGGCAAGAAACTATAGAGGATCTGGCTTTACTTACAGGTGCTACAATTATAAACGAAGAGCTAGGGGATGATTTAGATTTAATTGATCCAAATGTATTAGGTTCTGCTATTAAATCTGTAACTGATGATAAATCAACTGTATTGCAAATATCTGATGAAATTGATATTACAGATCGAGTAGCTGATGTTAATAAGAAAATAGAAACAGAAACAAACCCGTTTTTTAGAAAGAAGTTAGAGCAGCGTTTGTCAATGCTAACAGGCAAAGTAGGTCTTGTTTATGTTGGAGCAGATTCAGCTGTAGAGTTAAAAGAAAAGAAAGATAGAGTTGAAGATGCGATCCATGCTACTAAAGCAGCTTATAAAGAAGGTATCGTAGCTGGAGGTGGAATTGCATTGCTTAATGCAGCAAATACTTTAAAGCCTAAGAATAAAGGAGAAGAGATATTATTTGAATCAATCAAAGCTCCTTATTACACAATACTAGACAACGCTGGGATTGTTGAAATCAAAAAGCCTTCGGTTAAAAACAGAGGTATTGACGTTAAAACCGGCAAAGAAGTTAATATGATTAAAGCAGGTATTATAGATCCTGTTTTAGTTACTAAGTCAGCTCTTAAAAACGCTGTAAGTGTAGTAACAACTATTATCTCTGCAGATTGTGTAATTAGTAATAAAAGATTAGCATAATGAAAGCGATTAATTATTACATAGTTATAGACAAGATAAAAGAAGCTCCTAAAAAAGTTGGGGGTATCGAATTAACCGAAAAGCAGGATAGCGACATTAGGTACTTAAAAGGTAAAGTTATAAGTGCTGGAGATAAAGTTACAGGAATCAAAGAAGGTGATATTATTAGATACGATAAACACGCGGGATTCGGTATAGAGTGGAAAGATAATTTTCATGTTGTTATAACTGTTAAAGATGTTGTTATTGTTGAATGAGACTAACAGGAAAAGATCTTAGGGAAATAAATTTATTTAAGTATTACAGGCTCGTCAGGCGATGGGCTTGTAAGACTTATGATCTTAAAGACGCTGATCTTGAGCTGCTCATATACCTAGATTGTAAAAAGTTGTTTACACGTAATGATTTTATTAATGGCGTATACACCTACAGCTGGGATAAAAACCGGTGGGAAAGATTACGAAGAAATGGCTGGATCGATGTTTTTAAAGAACGTAATAGAACAACTTCTAAGTATGCTGTTTATAAAGTTTCTTCAAAGTCAAAAAGATTAATAAATAGAATATACAGAATACTGCTTGCGGAAGAGGATTTACCCACAGCCACAACAAGTGTTTTTTATAATAATAAGTCATATACAGATAAAGTTTTTAATAAAGCAATTGATGATATGATTAACGACAAAGATAGATAATGGGATTTAGATTAAAAGACTTTTCAGACCTTGTTGGAATAGACAAAGAAACTTCTACTTATAATACACCTGTTTTTAAGAAAACATTAGAAGGTGGAATTTTAGGTGAAGCTAATAACGACGGCACTATTTTTATAGACAAGTCATTAAAAGGTAAAAAGAAACAAGAGGCTGTAAATCACGAAAAAGTACATTTAGATCAAATGGCTCAGGGTAGATTGCAGTATGATGATAACACTGTTACTTGGAAAAAAGATACTAAATCACCGGCTAGAGTTTACAAAAGAATAAACGGACAATTAATAGATGAAAAAACCGGCAAAGGTGCTGAAGAAGGAGGCGACTTTGAATGGGAAAGAGAAGCATATAAAAATTCATAATTATGACATATAAAGCAAAATCAATAACTAGTAAAGCGTCCAGCGCGTGCAAAATGAATATGGGCTTAGTACAAGGAGCCGCAGATGTAGCTGCTTCAAAAAAGTTTGTAGACCAGGGAAAAGGAATGGCTGAAAAGTTTTCTGGAGGCCAAAGCACTCCCGCAGGTGGGAGCGACACTAGTAAAGACTCAGAAGAGAAACCTGAAGAAAAAAAAGGCCAAGCAGACGCAGCAATAACTATTGACGCAACAGAGACCTCAAAAGTATAAAAAAAAACTAACTTAACTAAGATGCAAAAACCAATAACTAGTAGAGTAAAAAGATCACCTCTTTTAAAGTACTCTCCAGCAAAAGAAACAGAAGACGGAAACGTTGAGGCTATAGGGTCTCAGACCACTGAAGGCGATGATATAACCACAACTGAAACAAAAGAAAAAGAACAGGTTGGTGGGTACCGTCGAGCCTGCGGGAGTAAAACAGACGGCTCTACTGGAACCGACCCTAAAACAGGTAAAACTTTTAAATGCGCTCAAGCTCCAAAAGGCGAAGAGCCTAAGGAAACAGAAACTGTTACTACTACAGAAAAAGGTGAAGATAAAACGGTTGACGCTACGCTTTACAGGAAAGACTACCAAGATGTAAAAGAACCTTGGGAAGTACGTAGATCTAATAGAGCTGCTAAAATCGCAGGTAGAGCACAGAGACGAGCTCAAAACAAAGCAGATAAAGTTAAAAGACAATTAGCAAAGCTTGCTGAAAAAGGTGTAACTTCTGGTAGAAAATATGACAACTTAAAAGCTAAAGAGACTGAAACAACTCAGGAGTTAGAAAACATGAAGATGGGTTCCGCGAATGTTGCTGAAAGCCGAAGATCTGGTAAGCTAGCTGGCGAGAGAGTTAGAAGAAGTAAAGATGTTGTTAAAACAATGGGCGATTACGAAAGCGATGATGCTGCTCAGGTTAGAATGCAGGCTAGACGCGCTGAAATTGCGGCACAATCAGGCATGACAACTAGCCAAGCTGCAAATGCCCCAATGCCAGGTCAAACCCCTTTTTCTGGAATGATGGAAACAGCTAAAGAATTAGGTGAGCTTGATTATAAAGCCGGTCAGTATTCTCAAGGCATAACTATGAAGCCTTCTGCTTTTAAAATGAAAGCTAAAAGTCCCGCTGTAAAAAAACTACAGGGTAACCAACATAAATTACCTCAGCATTTGCAAGACGCAATTAAAGCGGCCCCAGGCAAAATGAGATCTGGATTTAAAATGAAAGGTTACGGTAAAAAATAATAGCTATGGCATATATACAAAATAACCCCTTTAAAAAAAATAACTGTGGTTGTGATTCGCCTTTAAAGAAAAAAGGCGATGCACCGTCTAGAAAAAAATCAAAAGGGTACTATAACGAAGCAAAACCTACCGGAACAGGAGCAGCTGCAGGTGGTGGTATGTCTGAAAAAGGGGTAAAGAAGTATAAAGCTGATAATCCTGGCAGCAAGCTTAAAACGGCTGTTACTAAGGATCCTTCTAAATTAAAAAAAGGCAGTAAAGCTTGGAAACGTAGAAAATCATTTTGTGCTAGATCAAAAAGCTGGACTTCAGAAAGAGGTAGAGCAGCTAGACGTAGATGGAACTGTTAATATTATGGAATCAAAAGGACTAGGGGATTCAGTAGAAAAATTTACAAAAGCAACAGGCATTAAAAAATTAGCCGATAAAATCCCCGGCGGCTGTGGTTGCAAAAAAAGAAAAGAAAAATTAAACAAAATATTCCCATATAAAAAATAAAACAATGGCTTACAAATCAAATGGTGGTTGCACCCCTATAACAGCTAAAATTAAACGCACTGCCAAAGGCGGTATTACGCAGCCTCTACTTAATGTAGGAGCTCCGGTAAAAATGAAAGCACCTGCTCCGGCTAAAAAAACTAAGTCACATCCAAGCGCGGAAGATACTTTTGGTATAGGCAATAAAAAAGCTAAGACAGGATTCGCAGGCGACACACCGTATTCAGTGCAAGATGGCAAAGGTACAATTCATGGTCCTAAAAGCAGTTATGATACCGCTTATAAAAAAAGAGATAGAAAGGTTTATGGAGAAATGTCTAAAGCTGAATATATCAAAGAGGCTAAAAGACAAACAAAATCTTTTGAAAGCACCGGAAAATTCGACGCACCTAAAGCTAAAAAAGCAAAACCAGTTTCTGCAATTAAGCCTAAAGTTACAATTGAATCTAAAAAACCTACGGCTGATGTAACTATTACAGTTAAGCCTAAAGCTAAAGTAACACCTAAAACAAAAGCTGAAGTTAGAAAAACAGCTAAGGTAAATAAAAAATTATCACAAGCAGCAAAGGCTAGAGCGGCCGGCAACGAAAAGAAAGCTTTAAGAAAAGAAAGAGCAGCACAAAGAAAAGCAGCTAGATTAGCTAAAAAGAAAAAATAAGTGAAGAAAATTTGGGAATGGCTTACAGGCTCCGTCATAAAAGAAGTTGGCGAGGTTTTAGATAATCTTACAACTACTAAAGAAGAGAAACTAGAAGCTCAGCGCCTTATTACAGAAATTCTTGAAAAAGCTGATAAAGAAGCGCAAGAGCAAGTAACGGCAAGATGGCAGTCAGATATGCAATCTGATTCTTTCTTGTCTAAAAACATTCGCCCAATGGTACTTATATACTTAACGTTTATATTTACAGTTTGTGCGTTTTTTGACGGTAACGTTGGAGAATTTGTAATAGCAGAAGAATATATACCAATATTTCAAACTTTATTAGTTACTGTTTATGGAGCTTATTTTGTAGGAAGATCTTGGGAAAAAGGAAAATCAATAATAAATAACAAAAAATAAATAATGGGACAATTTAACAATCAACCAGACTTTGGAACAAACGCATTTCCAGTGGTTGCAGGAACTACAAATGTTAGAAACTGTGCTTTGTATTTAGGCAGTGGAGGTGACATAGAAGTTACTTTAATGGGCTCGCCTAATACTCCTGTAGTATTTAAAAACATTCCAAACGGTAGCTTTTTACCTTGCATAGTTAATACTATTGTAACAGGAGTTAACACTACGGTTGCGGATATTGTAGCTATTCAATAATGAATTGGTCTGCAATATTAAACGGCGTTTGGTGGCCAGATAGAAATGATACAGGTCTTCCTTGCAGCGCGGTAGCTTTACCTGGAGGTGTAGGCATAACAGATAACACTATAGCTTTAGATCCTTCAGGTGGAGTAATAACTATAATGTTTACAGCTTACGGTGTACCAGATAAATTAGAAATAATTCACGGAAACGCCAGCGGAACAAAAGTAGCAACAACAGGGATGACAACCGCAAATGCTGGTCCTTTTGATAATACATATGGTACTGAACCATCCAACGTGGTACCTACCGTAGCCCAAACAAATGCTGTAGATCAATTTATAGGTACGGACAAAGGCGCTGTACCAACTAGGGCAGCTGCTTATACTTTAGAAACAGGTAATCCAAACCCTTTAGTAGCTCCTTATCAACAGCTAATTTGGTGGGTTTATACTACAGCTGACTACCAAGCTTCACCATTCGTTACCGTTAGGGTAACAGGGCCGTCAGGTACACAGTGGCAATTTCAAAGGGCTTGTTAAAGAAAAGTAGGTATTAGCTATAATGCGTAATTAATAATATAAGTAATAACAATTAAATTAAATCAAATGTCAAAAAAATTAACACAAGAAGAATTAAAAGAGTTACAGGAAGCTGTCAACACTATGAATAATTTACAATTGCAAATAGGTGGGTTGGAAGCTCAAAAGCATGAAGTATTGCATTCTATGGAGACGGCAAAAGTAACTTTATCTGAAGTACAGAAAAAATTAGAAGATATTTATGGCCAAGTATCAGTAGATATTTCAACTGGAGATATAAAAGAAAATGAGTCTAGTACGGAAGATTAGTATAGGAAGAGACTATAAAAATGACGCCATGCACTATGCTGTTGGACAGGAAGTGTATGGCGGTCATACTATAGCTAATATAATAGAAGAAGAAGATAAGTATTCTATATATATAAAAAAAGGAGATGAGTTATTGCCGTGGAAAGATTTTAATAAAAATATGGCAATTGCAGTTGAATATGATTTGCAATACTAATGAAAGCTTTATTTGATTTTATTATAGAACCCGCAGGGGATAGATATAATAACAAAAAAAAAGTAGAAGGCTCAGAGCTTATTTTAAATACAGAACTTCATAACCATAATTATTCAAACAGGATAGCTAAAGTTATAGCTGTACCTTCTGAGATAGAAACAGAAATTGAAGTAGGCGATAAAGTAATAGTGCATCATAATGTTTTTAGGCGATTTAAAGACATTAGAGGTATTGAAAAAAACAGTAGGTCATATTATAAAGATAACATATATTTTGCAGGTGAAGACCAAATATATGCTTACAAAAGACGCGGTGATTGGATGGCTTGCAAAGGTTTTAATTTTGTTAAACCTATTAAAGAAACAAAAATGTTTTCAATTAACTTTGAAAAAGAAGGCGTAGGTGTTTTGTACACAAAAGATCCAGAACTTAAAGCGTTATCAGAAGGCAACCTAGTAGGCTTTAAGCCAGGGGCAGAGTATGAATTTATTATCGGTAACGATAGAGTTTATAGAGTACCCACTAATTCAATTACAATTAAATATGAATATCAAGGAAACGAAGCTGAATATAATCCAAGCTGGACATAAAGCAGTTGAAGAATTAATAAAAGTGGCAGGCGAAAAGATCGTTGACTCAGGAGATGATATATCAGCTGACAGGCTTAAGAATGCTGCTGCTACAAAAAAGCTAGCTATATTTGATGCCTTTGAAATATTAAACAGGATCAAAGAGGAAGAAGATTTATTAAATAACAAGCCTAAGGAAGAAGTTGAAAAAAAAGCTTTTAAAGGTTTTGCGGAAAAAAGATCTAGGTAATGTACGAACAATCATTATATAGCGTAATAACGCCAATAAGATCTAATACTATAGCTCGGCTTAATAAATCTAAAAAATGGAAGTATGGGTATAACAAGGAGCATGACGTAGTTGTTATAAGTAAGACGGGGCAAATTGGAGAGATATACAATATACAAGGCCTCAAAATAGCACTTCCTAAGCAACCTAGTAAAATTAATAAATCCACAAATAAATGGACAGCAGAGGAATATCCTAAAGAGCTAAAGTCAATAACAAGTGTTTTTGATTGGCGGGACTACCCTGAAGAGTTTCAAAACAAGTGGGAACCATATATAGATGAACAATTTAAAAGAAGAGACGAAGGCCATTGGTTCAATAATAAGGGCGTGGCTACTTACATTACTGGTACTCATTTTATGTACTTGCAGTTCAGCAAGATTGACATTGGGAAGCCAGACTTTAGGGAAGCAAACAGATTATTCTTTATATTCTGGGAAGCTTGTAAAGCAGACTCACGATCTTACGGAATGTGCTATCTTAAAAACCGTCGTTCAGGATTTTCATTTATGTCATCAGCAGAAACCGTTAACTTGGCGACAATTACGTCAGATGCACGGTACGGTATCTTGTCTAAGTCTGGAGCTGATGCTAAGAAAATGTTCACAGACAAGGTCGTCCCTATATCCGTCAACTACCCGTTCTTTTTCAAACCAATCCAGGACGGTATGGACCGGCCAAAAACCGAACTTGCCTATAGAATACCGGCCAGTAGACTCACTAGGAAATCCATACAAAATAAAAAAGATCAGGAATTATTGGAAGGGCTCGATACTACTATTGACTGGAAAAACACAGGAGACAACTCCTACGACGGGGAAAAACTTAAGTTACTCGTCCATGATGAATCGGGCAAATGGGAAAAGCCAGATAACATCCTCAACAACTGGAGGGTTACAAAAACTACGTTAAGACTAGGAGCAAGAATTATCGGTAAGTGCATGATGGGATCAACGTCAAATGCTTTAGATAAGGGTGGCGAAAATTTTAAAAAGCTTTATAATAATTCTGATGTTAGCAAAAGAAACAGAAATGGGCAAACAGCTTCTGGTTTATATTCTTTATTTATTCCTATGGAATGGAATTATGAAGGCTTTATTGATGAGTACGGAATGCCCGTATTTAATACGCCTGAAGAAGAAACCTTTGGTCCATATGGAGACGTTATAGACGTTGGAGTAATAGAGCATTGGGATAATGAAGCAGAAGGATTAAAAGGCGACCAGGATGCTTTAAACGAGTTTTATAGACAGTTTCCGCGCACGGAAGAACACGCTTTTAGAGATGAAACAAAAAATAGTATATTCAACTTAGTTAAGATATACGAGCAAATAGACTATAATGAAGACTTAGGTAATACTAATGTATTAACTACCGGTAATTTTCAGTGGGCTAACGGGGTTAAGGATTCTACAGTTGTATTTACGCCAAATCCTAATGGGAGATTTAAAGTTTCTTGGGTACCAGGTGTTGCTTTGCAAAACAGGCAAATAGTAAAAAATGGATTAAAAAGCCCAGGTAATGAGCATATGGGCGCATTTGGATGTGATAGCTATGATATATCAGGCACAACAGATGGACAAGGCTCAAAGGGAGCTTTACACGGGTTAACTAAATTTAGTATGGAGGATGCTCCTGCTAATACATTTTTTTTAGAATATATAGCTAGACCACAAACTGCTGAAATATTTTTCGAAGATGTGCTTATGGCTTGCGTATTTTACGGAATGCCCATACTAGCTGAAAATAATAAACCTAGATTGTTGTACTACTTTAAAAGAAGGGGATATAGAGGTTACTCAATGAACCGCCCTGACAAAGTTTGGAATAAGCTGTCTGTAACCGAAAGAGAAATCGGGGGTATGCCTAACTCAAGTGAGGATATAAAACAAGCACACGCAGCCGCTATTGAAAGTTATATAGACAGGCACGTTGGTTTACAGGAAGACGGAAGTTATGGTACTATGTACTTTAATACTACCCTAAACGAATGGTCAAAATTTGATATAAATAAAAGAACAAAATTTGATGCTGCTATTAGCTCAGGTTTAGCCATTATGGCATGTAACAGACATTTATATCACCCTAAGCCTAAAGTAGAAAGAAATAAAATAAATTTAAAAATAGCTAAATACACCAATTCTGGTGGTTTATCAAAACTAATAGAAAAATAAAAATATGGCTGAGTCAGTTGTAACAAGTTATTTTCCGAGTCAAATAGCAAGCGATGCCGAGAAAATGTCCAAAGATTATGGTAACACCATTGGTAGAGCTATTGAAAATGAATGGTTTAGTTCCGATAATGGAAATAGCAGATTCAAAAGTAATCAAGCTACTTTTCATAATCTAAGATTATATGCTCGAGGAGAGCAAGGAATACAAAAATATAAAGATGAACTGTCTATTAATGGCGATTTATCTTATTTGAATTTAGACTGGAAGCCAGTGCCAATTATACCAAAATTTGTTGATATAGTTGTTAATGGTATTTCAGATAGACAATTTGATATAAAAGCATACTCGCAAGATCCATACGGAGTTGAAAAACGAACTAAGTACATGGAAGCTATAATACGTGATATGCAAACAAAAGAACTTAATGAGTTTGCTCAAAAAGAATTTGGTGTAAATTTATTTGAAAGCGATGTAGATGTATTACCTAAAAATAAAGAGGAACTTGATTTGCATATGCAACTAAGCTATAAGCAGGAAGTTGAATTAGCAGAAGAGCAAGCTATAACTGTCTTATTAGATGGTAACAACTACGATTTGATTAGGCGTAGATGCAATTATGACTTAACCACTATAGGTATTGGAGCAGTTAAAAATACGTTTAGTAAAGCAGAAGGAGCAACCGTTGAATATGTTGATCCGGTAAATTTAGTTTGGTCATATACAGACTCCCCTTATTTTGAGGATATATATTACGTAGGGGAGGTAAAAGCCGTACACTTAAACGAGCTTAAAAAACAATTTCCTTGGCTTACTAATGATGACCTGCAAAAAATAGCAGGCCAAAACACAAGCAACAATGGGTTTTATGACAGGACTCTTAGCAATTCGGATTATGACGATTCAAATACTGTTCAAGTTCTTTACTTTAATTACAAAACTTTTACAAACGAAGTTTACAAAGTTAAAGAAACAGCGACGGGAGCAGCTAAAATAATACCTAAAACTGATGAGTTTAATCCGCCAGAAGAAATGTATGAAGAGTATGGCATATCTAAATTGTCAAAATCTTTAGAGGTTGTTTACGAAGGCGTAAAAGTACTAGGTGGGCAATTGCTTAAATGGGAGTTAGCTAAAAATATGATACGTCCTAAAAGTGATTATACTAAAGTTAAAATGAACTATAGTATTGTAGCCCCAAGAATGTATAGAGGTAGAATTGAATCTATAGTAAGCCGTATAACTGGTTTTGCAGATATGATTCAACTTACACACTTAAAGTTGCAACAAGTAATGTCAAGGATGGTTCCAGATGGGGTTTATCTTGACGCTGATGGCTTAGCTGAGGTTGATTTAGGCAACGGAACAAACTATAATCCGCAAGAAGCATTAAATATGTTTTTTCAAACAGGGTCTGTTATTGGGAGGTCATTTACGCAAGATGGCGATATGAATCCTGGTAAAGTGCCTATTCAAGAAATTACAACAGGTGCGGGTGGTCAAAAAATGCAAAGCTTAATCGCTAATTATAATTACTATATGCAAATGATCCGTGATGTGACGGGTCTGAATGAAGCCAGGGATGGTAGCACTCCAGATGCTAGAGCATTAGTAGGAGTACAAAAACTTGCGGCGGCAAATTCAAATGTAGCTACACGCCATATATTAGAAGGTAGTTTATTTTTAACTGCCGATTTGTGCGAAGGATTGTCATTAAGAATATCCGATATATTAGAATATTCGCCAACAAAAGAAGCGTTTATACATAAGATAGGTAATCAAAATGTAGCAGTGCTAGAGGAAATGAGCGATTTATATTTATATGACTTTGGTATATTTATTGAACTTCAACCAGACGAAGAAGAAAGAGCTGTATTAGAAAATAATATACAAGCTGCTGTTCAAAGCGGACTTATTGATTTATCTGATGCTATTGACTTAAGAGAAATTAAAAATATAAAATTAGCTAATCAATTGCTCAAGATACGAAGAAACGAAAAGCAATTAAGAGATCAGCAGATGCAACAGCAAAATATTCAAGCTCAGGCTGACGCTAACGCTCAAGCACAACAAGTAGCAGCGCAAGCAGAAGTTCAAAAGCAGCAAGCTTTGATACAACAAAAAATTGCATTAGAACAAGCAAAAGCTCAAATAGATTCTCAAAAGCTGATACAAGAGGCTTCGCTGAAGAAAGAATTAATGTCTTTAGAATTCGAAATGAATATGCGTTTAAAAGGTATTGAGGTTAAAGGCAAGAAAGAGGAAATAGCGGAAAAAGAAGACCGTAAAGACGAGCGAACAAAATTACAAGCTACGCAACAGAGTGAATTAATAAATCAAAGACAAAACGATTTGCCTCCTAAAAACTTCGAATCCAGCGGAAACGATATACTTAGCGGCAACTTTAACTTAGGTTCCTTCGAGCCTAGGTAATAATAATAGTAATAATTATATAATATTTTATCATGTCAGAAGAACAAGAAAAAGAAGCGCCTGTAGTTGAAGAAGCTACTGCGCAAGAAGAAAAACCTATGTCGTTCGAAGACGGCATTATCAAGGTTGATTTATCAGAATTAAATAAACCAACAGAAGATGCCATTCCAGAGCAAGAAACAAATGCAAGCGATGTTCCTGTCGAACAACCCGAAGACACGCCAAGTAGCGAAGAAGTGGTTGAAGAAGTACGGGAGCCCGTCCAAAATGAGGAAACCTCCGTTCAAGCTGAAGAATCAGTTCTTCAAGAAATAACAGAAGAAGAGGTACAAGAAAAAACAGAAGAGCTTGAGGAGCAAGTAGAGCAGGCCTTGGTGGAGGCTGATGCAGGAATTGAATTACCTGAAAACATACAGAAGGTAGTTGAATTTATGAATGAAACGGGAGGATCTTTAGAGGATTACGTTAAACTTAATACCGATTATGCTTCATTAAATGAAACACAATTATTAAGAGAATATTACGAAACAACACGACCCCATTTAGACTCAGAAGAAATTTCTTTCTTAATGGAAGATAATTTTTCTTATGACGAAGAGTTAGATGAAGATCGAGATGTACGTAGAAAAAAATTAGCCCGTAAAGAAGAATTAGCAAAAGCTAAAAATTATTTAGAAGGGTTAAAAACAAAATATTACGACGAAGTAAAAGCTGGATCAAAATTAAATCCAGAACAACAAAAAGCGGTTGAGTTTTTTAACCGTTATAAAAAAGAAAACGAACAGGCAACTAAAATAGCTGAACAGCAAGTGTCTACATTTAAAAACAAAACAGAAAAGCTTTTTTCTAATGATTTCAAAGGTTTTGATTTCAATGTTGGAGAAAAGAAATTTAGGTTTAAAGTCAATAATGTAGATCAAGTTAAAGAAACACAAAGCGACATCAATAATTTGGTCAAGAAGTTCTTGAACGATAAAAATGAAATGAATGACGCTGCAGGTTATCACAAATCTTTATTTACAGCTATGAATCCAGATGCAATTGCAAACCACTTTTACGAGCAGGGCAAAGCCGATGCGATGAAAAGCAGTGTTGAAAAAGCCAAGAATATTGATATGAGCCCAAGAGGTACTCATGAGAAAGTCAGTATGCCGGGCGGTTTTACGGTTAAGTCAATTAAATCTTCTAGTTCGCCTAGGTTTGGAATTAAAAGAAAATAAAACAACAACTTAAAACTTAAAAATTATGGCCGCAGCAGGTTCATTTACGGGTAGCGCAGGTGCATTAGCACACTTAACGCCACGCCCAACACAAACATTATTTAACGACAACTATCTAACTCTTGCAGATTTAGATTTTACACAGCAGTTTTTACCAGAAGTATATGAAAAAGAAGTAGAGCGTTACGGAAACCGTACGATCTCAGGATTCTTACGTATGGTAGGTGCTGAAATGCCTATGGCTTCTGACCAAGTAGTTTGGTCTGAGCAAGGAAGATTACACGTTGCATACGACCCGGTAGTAACAACTACAACTACAGTAACAATCCCAGCTGGTGCAGGGGGCGTTAACCAAAATGTTATTGGCCCAGGAGCTACAATTGTAGTATCTTCAGCTGATGGACTAGTTGTAGAGAAAGCTTATGTTCAAGCAGTAGCTGCTCCAGTAGCAGGCGCTGTAGAATTAACAGTAGTTGGTTATGCCGCTGCAACAATCACAGCTCACGCTGCTGGTAAAGTATTTGTATATGGTTCTGAATATGCGAAAGGAACTTCTAACGCAGGTACTTCTATTGATGCTGCTTTCGAACAGTTTAATAACAAACCAATTATCCTTAGAGATAAGTACAATGTAAGCGGTTCTGATACTGCTCAAATTGGATGGGTTGAAGTTACTACTGAAGCTGGAACATCTGGTTACTTATGGTACTTAAAATCTGAGCACGAAGCACGTATTCGTTTTGAAGATCAATTAGAAATGGCTATGATCGAAGCTGAAAAAGCTGCTACTCCAATTACTCCAGCTGCTGGACTAGGTGGTGGAACTGAGCTTACAGGTTCTGACGGACTTTTTGCTGCTCTTGAAAATAGAGGCCTTGTTTATACAGACGCTAACTTTGGAGGCGCTGCTGGATTAGACGATTTTGACCTTATCTTACAGGAGCTTGACAAGCAAGGAGCTATTGAAGAAAACATGCTCTTCCTAGATCGTGGAACTTCTTTGGGTATTGACAATATGTTGGCACAGCAAAATTCTTATGGTACTGACGGTACTTCTTATGGAGTATTTGATAACTCTTCAGATATGGCGCTTAACTTAGGGTTTAGCGGATTCCGTAGAGGATCTTACGATTTCTATAAGACTGACTGGAAATACTTAAACGATGCTACTACTCGTGGATTAGTTGGAGATGTTGAGGGTGTTATTGTACCAGCAGGAACTTCTACAGTTTACGATCAGCAATTAGGAAAAAATATTTCACGACCATTCTTACACATCCGTTATAGAGCTTCTGAAGCTGACGACCGTAAGATGAAGTCTTGGATTACTGGATCCGTTGGTGGAAACTATACAAGCGACGAAGATGCAATGAACGTTCATTTCTTATCAGAAAGATGTTTATGCGTACAAGGAGCTAACAACTTTGTATTGTTGAAAAAAGCAAGCTAAGAGTAAATTAATGTAATTTTTACCCTCGTTGTACTGACGGGGGTAATTATTACTTTTTATCAATTATTTAATTATATTATATCATGGCTAAAAAAGCTACAGCAGAAACAGTTGAGGTTGCGCCTCAAAAAGCAGCGGTTAAAACCGCACCAGTTCAAAAAGCACCGGCTAAACCAGTGTTTGAATTTAAAGATAGAACTTATTATATTGCTACAGGAAAATCACCTTTAGTATATACCATACCTTCTAGGCACAGTCAGCGAAAACCTTTACTGTATTTTGACAACGAATTAGGTTATGCACGGGAGCTTCGCTATGCAACTAACCAGCCTTCTCCATTAGTTGATGAACAAAAAGGAGAAGTTACATTAGGTAGAATTGTTTTTAGAAACGGTACGTTAACGGTAAGAAAAGAAGACGTTGCTTTACAAAAGTTGTTATCTATATATCACCCTTTTAAAGACAAGATATACAAAGAACTAGATCCGGTACAAGATTCTGTTAATGAATTAGATTGGATTGAATACGAATTAGAAGCTTTAACAGCTGCTAAAAGTATGGATATTGATTACGCGGAAGCAATATTAAGATCTGAGTTTGGAGAAAAAGTTACAAAATTATCTTCAAGCGAATTAAAAAGAGATTTGATGATCTTTGCAAAAAGAAATCCTATCTTATTTATGGAATTAGCTAACGATGATTCAATCGAGCTAAGAAACATAGGAGCTAAAGCCGTTGAAGCCGGCATATTAAAACTTTCTGGAGATCAACGTACATTTACATACGGCGATGGAAACAGAAAATTAATGACAGTTCCTTTTGATGAGCATCCTTATTCTGCATTAGCATCTTTCTTTAAGACTGATGATGGAATGGAAGTTTACAAAACAATTTTAAAAAGACTTAAATAAGTCACTAATTATAGTAGCTAGGCCGCTATAATGGTGGCCTAATTACTATAAATAATAAAAAAATATACAAATGGCAATAAGCGTGGATAGTGTTTACCAGCGGGTGCTTGGCATACTTAATAAAGAACAAAGAGGCTATGTAACAGCTCAGGAATTTAACTTATTTGCTAACCAAGCGCAAGAAGATTTATTCGAACAATACTTTTACGATATAAACCAATTTGGTAGAATACCAGGTAATAGTACGGAGTATTCAGACATGCTAAATTTACTTAACGAAAAGATTAACATATTTGAAACTTCAGCGCAACCAACTCGTACAGGAAACTTTTTTGACGAGCCAACTGATCTATATAGATTAGGAACAGTGGTATATAAAAATACAACAACAAATTCCTTCGGTGTATCATCTACAGAAAGCATTGAAGCAGAGCGTATTAACGCTAACGAGTTTTTATATATAAACTCATCCCCATTAACAAAACCTAAAAACGTCAGACCTGTATTTGTAGCAAACACAAATGGAATCAGAGTTTATGGTAACAGCGAGATAACAGATGTTGCTGAAGTAGAGTTTCAATATATAAAGAAACCATCTAAGGTTCAATGGGCTTACCAAATAGTATTTGACGAACCATTATATGATGCAGCTAATTCAGTTAATTTTGAATTGCACCCGTCAGATGAAACAGAGCTTGTGATTAAAATATTAGAATTATCAGGCATATTAATAAAAGATCTTAACTTGTATCAAGTTATGAATCAAGAAGAGCAAGAAACTATCCAACAAGAAAAATCATAACATATGGGTTTAATAAATCAAACAGACGAACAATACTACTTAGGCCCAGATAATGTTTGGAACAGTTGGGATGAAGATTATGGTAACTACCAATTTACCAGTATTAAAGATATTATAAATAACTTTATTATATCATATGTAGGTGAAGAAAAAATAATACCTAAAGTTAAAAGAACAGACGTAGCGTTTCATGCGCAACGAGGCATACAAGAGTTCAGCTTTGATATACTGCCTTCAGTTAAATCTGCTGAGATTGAAATAGGACCTAATTTAAACTTCGTATTACCTAAAGACTATGTAAACTATGTAAAACTAGTTTGGGTTGATTCTAACGGTATAGAACGCGTTGTATATCCAGCTCAGCACACTAGCAATCCATTCCCAATACTACAAGACAATAATTACGAATATCTTTTTGACGAACAAGATCAAGAAATAATATCTGCACAGTCTTCGGAAACAAAGAAAAGATTTGAATCTACAAGCCGTAATGAAGTTAATAATAACCTAGATAATTTAGACAATAAATTAGATGGAGGATATTACTTTAATCACTTCGGCAGACGCTATGGCCTTTCGCCACAACAAGCTCAAACTAATGGGGTTTTTTATATAGATCAACTTCAGGGAATTATATTCTTTGATTCTTCATTTGTTGGAAAAATAGTTACATTAAAATATATCTCAGACGGCCTTGGCACTGACGAAGAAATGGTTGTGCATAAATTTGCGGAAGAAGCTTTATATAAATATATAGCTTACGCTGTTTTATCTACAAGAGCAAACACACCTGAATATTTAGTATCACGCTTTAAGAGAGAAACCTCTGCAGCTAAAAGAAATGCTAAAATAAGATTATCAAATATTAAAATTGAGGAGATTACACAAGTTATGCGTAATAAATCCAAAGTAATAAAACACTAATATATGGCAGAGTTTGTGCATGTTTTCCAAGCAGGGAGAATGAACAAAGACCTTGACGAACGTTTAGTTCCGAATGGAGAATATAGAGACGCTTTAAATTTAGACTTAGCAAATTCCGACGCAAGTGATGTTGGCGCTATGCAAAATATTGCGGGCACAATAGAACTTAGAGATAAGGTTGGGACAGGTGCTACTTGGACTGGTGGCTATATAGACGCTATGACAAACCCTGTTTGTATTGGATCTTATAGAGATGATATAAACGAAAGAATATATTGGTTTATAGCAAGTGATGGTATTAGCGCAATTGCAGAATACGATCAAACAAAAAATGAAGTTAGCCCTGTATTAGTAGACACTGCAGGTATTTTAAATTTTTCATCTGATTATTTAATTACAGGTATAAATATACTTGATAAGTTTTTATTTTGGACAGACGATCAAACTGAGCCAAAGAAAATTAATATTGAAAAGTTTAAAACAGGTTCTACTAATTTTGTTACTCAAACTAAAATCCCTAAGTGGGATGCAGAGCAAAATAATTACAACGTAAACCTGTCAGGACAACCCGACTTTGTTGAAACAGATATCACTGTTATTAAACTATCTCCATTAGATGCTCCTACTTTTAATGCGGCAAATTCTAAATTTGGAAATAATGTTATTGGAACTGGCACTACGCCTGCAACGACTAGATTTAATAACGAGGATTTATATAACTTTACCTATGTTCCAGACACAATATCTTTTCCTACAAGATATGCTTCTTATCCTACATATGGTGAATATTTAGAACAAATAGAATCTGGCGGTAATTATTTAGATAGTTCCTTTAATGACCCCGTTAACAATCCAAATTATGACGCTACATATGGTTGGAATGGATTAATTACTTTTGTTACAGATCAATTAGTCACTGTTTGGGACACTGAAGATAATGATATATTAGTACTAGAGGGCGAATTTAATAATGAATTTGGGCAAGTTGAAAACTATGCTTTACAAATAAAAATAACCCAAATAAACAATACGGAAATAACGGGTCAAATACAAGCTATATCTACTGATATAATTAGAAGCATAGACGCCGAAGGCGTTAGCACTCCTCTGCAATGGGAAGTTACCTTGCAAGAAAAAGACCCTATGTTTGAATATGTTTTTCCTAGATTTGCTTATAGATGGAAATATATTGATGGTGAATATTCTTGTTTTTCTCCTTTTTCGGAAGTTGCTTTTATTGGAGATGAGTTTGAATACGTTTCTTCCGATGGGTACAATATAGGCATGACTAATAACATCAGGAAACTTGCAATAGAATCCCTGCAATGGGGATCTGAGGAAGTTGATGAGCTTGATATATTATATAAAGAATCAAACAGCACAGCTGTATATGTCGTAGATACTTTAAAGCTGAAAGATTACACCCCGTATACTTTAACGCCTCTACCTACTTCTTATAATGTTAAAACTGAACTAATCACAAAATTAGTTGAATCTAATCAAATATTAAGACCATGGGATAATGTTCCGCGCAAAGCTAAAGCTCAGGAAATAATTGGCAATAGAATAGTTTATGGCAATTATTTGCAAAACTATACTTTAAATAATACGATTAAGCTTGGTTTAACATTGTTTTCTAATATTCATCCCGGCACGCTACCTTCTGAAATCGATCCTGCTACTGGGATTGGAACGCCAAATCCAAATATAAGAATGCCTTACAAGTCTTTAAAGTCTATACGAACCTACCAGCTAGGAGTATTATTTAAAGATCAATACGGAAGAGAAACACCTATATTTACAAGTGAAGAAGCTGGCTTGCAGATAGACGCAAATGAAGCCTCTTCTATAACTCAGCTACAAGCAACCCCTATATCACCTCCCCCGTTTCCTGAAGCAACTCATTATAAGTTTTTTATAAAAGAAACAGCAAATGAATATTATAACTTAGCTTTAGATAGATTTTACTTAGCAGAAGACGGTAATGTTTGGCTGTCTTTCCCTTCTTCTGAAAGAAATAAAGTTGACGAAGAAACATATCTGATATTAAAAAAGCAGCACGATAATGATGTTGCTGTAACGTCTGAAAATAGATACAAAATACTATCTATAGCAAATGAAGCACCGGATTTTATATCAAGATTTGATGCTTTCGTAGCGTCATCTTCTGTTACGCTGCTCAACGAAATAGAGCCTGGTTTTTTACAAATTAAATTTACAGGGCCTAATAATGAAACAAATTCTAGTTTTAGAGAAAACTTAAACTCTTCCGCTAAAATAGTTATAAAATACTTAGGGCAAAGTACTCAAAAATATGATTTACAATCCGCAGAAATTAGCGGTTCAGGTGGAACAACTTATACTTTAAGATTTGAAGCAGCATTGGGAGCTGAAGTTCCCGTAATTGCAGACGGCACATCTAATGTAATTATAGAGATATACCAAGAAGAAACTAAAAATTTGCCAGAATTTGAAGGAAGATTTTTCGCAAAAATAAATAGAAACTTTGGTTTTGATACAAATATTATATCATCTTTTAAAGCTTTAGCTCCTCAATACGCTGTTAAAGACGAAATAGATTTTACAAAAGCTTTGCAGCCATTAACTAGCGGCGCTGGCGGTGTTGATGGCTATTATTATGGAGACGAAGGGAGTAATCACGTAAAAGGTGACTTAAGCGGTGTAACAGGATGTAATGGAAATGCTAGTGCAAGGTACTTAAAGGGTGTTAATGGTTGGGGAGGCCAGGGAATTAGCGCTTACGCTAATGATGGCTATCAGCCCCCCACTAATGGATCTAATGTTTTTGGTTTTCAGTATTTGAATGCCCCAATAAACAGTCGTATAGATGATATGGTAGGTGTATCGGCAGCAATGTGGGGAACGCGCTCGCCTCTTAGCGGATATATAGCCCCCGGGGCCCAAATTAGGTTTAAATTTAAAAACGGGTCTTACTCTGATATATATATAGTAGATCAATCTATAGGTAGATCCACGTATAGAGGGGCTGAGTCTCCTAAATTTGTAAATCCACTTGAGGGGTTTACTTGTAATGATCGAAATGCACAATGGAATTATAGATACGGCTGTACAGTTACTCTTACAAAGCCATTAAATGAACCTTTAATGCCGTCAGCGGGAGATTGGGCTCATCTTCAAGAGGTTTTGCCTAGCATACAAGTGGTTGAAGCAATAACCAGCGATAATAACAAGCTTTTATCTTCTTCAAACCCAGCTATATTTGAAACGGAACCTAAAGAAGCTGTTGATTTAAACTTGTTTTATGAGGCAAGCAACGCTATTCCAATAGCAAACTATAATACACCAAACCAGTTAATAAATTGGTTTAACTGTTATTCTTATGGAAATGGGGTTGAATCAAACAGAATTAGAGATGACTATAACGCTGTTACTATAGATAAAGGACCTAAAGTGTCTACTGTATTGGATGAGCCATATGCAGCTGAACGGAGAGGTAGTGGATTTATATTTTCACAAATATACAACTCTACATCTGGAATAAATAGATTAAACCAGTTTATACAAGCAGAGCCAATTACTAAAGACCTTAATCCTATATATGGAACAATACAGAAGCTACACGCTAGAGATACTGATTTAATATCTTTATGTGAAGACAAGTGCTTGCGCGTATTAGCTAATAAGGACGCTTTATTCAACGCGGATGGTAATTCTAATGTAACATCTAATCAAGCGGTGTTAGGTCAAGCTGTGCCTTACGCAGGGGAGTTTGGTATATCTAAAAACCCAGAATCTTTTGCGTCTTATGGCTTTAGAGTATACTTTACTGATAAGAACAGAGGAGCCGTAATAAGATTATCCAGAGACGGAATTACTAATATTGCTGATAAAGGTATGTCAAGTTTCTTTGCGGACAACTTAAGAACATCTACTACTGCTGTAGGCAGCTATGACGATGATAAGGATATATACAACCTTACATTGAATAATTTATCTAACTATTGGCAGAAAAGGTTAAGCCTTGACGCTAATTACCAACTAGACCCAGACTGCGAAGATGCTCCCAATAGCTTAGTACCTAGCACAACGGTATCGTTTAAAGAAAGCGTTGATGGTTGGACAAGCAGAAAAAGCTTTATACAAGAATCAGGTGTAACTTTAAATAACATATATTATACATTTAAAAACGGTCGCGTGTGGGCGCACGGGTTCAATACTCTTTATAATAATTTTTACGGCGTTCAATATGATAGTTCATTTAATGTTTTAATAAATGAAATGCCACAGGTAGTAAAAGGCTTTAGTACTTTAAATTATACAGGTACAACCTCTAGAGTACTTGAGTACGAAGGGCCAAATGAAAAATGGTATTCTATAGCAGAAGTTAATGCTAATCAAATAATACCTATAGCAGAACAAATAAAAACCCACGGCTGGTACACAAGCTTTATTAGAACAGATCTTGAAGCAGGCGAGGTTAAAGAGTTTCAAAAGAAAGAAGGCAAATATTTTAATTATATAAAAGGAACCTTAATTGGTTGTGAGCCAAAAGGAAATGGAATAGGGCCTTGTTTAGACTGCGGGGATGATACGCCTCAAGACTATTTATTGACTGTTACGATAGATGAAACTTGTAGTAGCTCTGGAACAGTAACTCCAGATACATTATTTACTGGTTGGTACAATTGGAATTATAAAGGAGCCGTCGACGGCAATATAGTAAATGAGATAACCGCACAAAATGCAAAGTGTATTATAGATAATTTTTATACACTTCCTAGCGGGAGTTCCGTTACTTATTCAGCAGTAACTGTTGATAATGAAGATTTTATGTATGTTTTTGCAGACGGAATCAACCCAGGTACACAAATATATGACAATAATACTTTAGAACCTTTAGCTAGATCAGGTACTTATTTATATATAAAAAATCCTCCCGGAGCTATTCCTAATCACCCAGCCCTTGATCCAAATAACCCGGCTGATGTTCCAGGCTCATATTTTATAGTGATATGGGGTAATGACGGGATTATAACCTCCGTTACACAGTATAACACACTCTCAGCCTGTCTTCCAGAGCCTGATGTAACAGGCGTAATGACGTTGCAGTCAGTTTTTGCTGATTTAGGTGACCCTCCGGTCCCACCCGGTGATTGGAATCTATACCTTACTTTTGACACAGACACTGAAGCTCCCATTGCCACTAGACTAGCTAATTTAGTGTGTTTATATAAAAATAGAAACGCAGAGGTTAGTGCAGTACTAGCAAGCCCCACCGGAGATCTTGGAGGGTTTGGAGGATCAACAATGTACTTTGGTTTGTTTTCAAATCAAAATCCACACGGGAACCAAGTAGGCATAGGTACTAGATTATACCACAAACCGTCGAGTACAGCAGATTATGAACCTTGGTCTAGGAATTTTCGTTATTTAGCTATTCATGACGCCTCTAACAACCTTGCCCCTTCTGCTGGTTTTTATAATCTTCAACCTCCGCAATCTGGAACGGTATCAGATGATATTAAAATTTTAGAAATAGATGAAAATGGATATGTAATAAGCATAACCCAATGGAATACCTTAACTGATTGCCCAACCCCTCCTTAAAATAAAATAATATATTATGCCATCAATAAATAATTACACTTTTACTAATGTCCAGTTTACTATACCAGAGGGTGATAACGTTTCAGCGTTATACCCCACGGCTGAAATAACAATTGTGCCAAATGAAGGTTATACAGCAGTTGCTACAGATTTTTTAATAGACCCTAGCTTTTCTGATAATGCTGTGCAAAATGTATTTTTCACTCAAATCGGATTAAATGTCCAATGCAATGTAATCTTTAATGCAAACTTTGTGATGCCATCAGGCAACTACACAATACCCTTATGTATTATAGGGCAATCAGAAGTAGCTTCAATTACTATAGGTGGAACATTTATTGCTAATATTGGGGCTAATATCTCAGGAGGTGTAAGCGAAAGCACACCTTATACAAATTCTGGAAACGCAGGAGAGGAGCAGCTGCTTTTTACTAGAAATTATAATGCTAACTCTGGCTATTATTTAGAGTCAACTGGGCTGCAGGTTGTTGTAGGTAATCAATCGCATTATTCAATAGGAACGACAACCAACTATGACCCAGACGGTAATTTAACAGGCTTAGGGTATACCGTTAATTACATATACCCTACTCAAAGTGTTGCTGACAATGTGTTAAGAATTAATCAACTTTCAGCAAAAGAAATATATACTAACCCCAGCCCTGTAGTTACTGGTTATGGCCCAATAAGGACTGTTATACCGGCTGGAGGTTCTGAAATTGTTAATTGGAAAATTATTGGTCAACCGGGAGCTGAGTTTTCTGTTGTAATGACAGATACCTCTGGTAATACTTGGAATTTAGTAACTAATGGGGTTATTAGAGAGTGCTGCGGAGATTATTATGTACAAATATCAATTCCTGATATAATTGGCTCTTGCAATGGACCTTGCAGCGAAGAGTATACTATTACTTTATCGGGTGATTTAGCAAGCCCTTTTGAGCAAAATAATCCTATAGTTCTTTATCAAACCGGCTTTTCTCCAAGAATAGAATTTACAGGCACATCAACAAACGGTATAACTGGCTATACTCCTGTAATAACAGAGAGAAGCGCATATACTAGACTAGCGGGAGGATCTAATTTAATAACTATTGATTGGGATATATCAACACCTAATGGTTTATTGCAATACCCTAATACTGTAGATACAACTATTATCACGAGCATGAATTCAGTATTACAGACTTATAATACTTCTGTAGTTACAAATAACACTTCTTTAGATTTAAACACTACCACTGGCCTTACTGTAGGAGATAAATTTAATTTACCAACAACCGCTTTTGAAAAAACAGAGGATAGTGGCTTTGCTCCTTTCCAATACGAGGTAACTGCCATTAATTCTGCTACAAATATAACTATTTCCCCGGCTATATCCATGATAGCAAACAACGAAATAGTATTTTGGAGAAATAATGGTAACGTATCTAATATTAATAATATATCATACACCCCTACTACGGACTCTTCTGGTAAATTAACATTAACATTTGACGTTACCGGATACGGAAATACAGATTCAACTTTTATAGTTGATTTAGACACTATATTTAACTTTGTTCCAAATTTAGCCTGCGGATCAGCTGCTATTAGTGGAGGAGAAGGCGTAACAGACTATTCTTTAGGCTTAGATCCAGCGGGAGGGACTATAGCGTTCCTAGTTAATGGTCAAGGTTTGCCTGATAAGTTTGAAATATTCCACGGCTTACCTTTTGATAATGATAAAAAAGCAACCTCTGGTATGGTGGCATCTGAAAACTTTGGTCCATTTGAAAATGATTTTGGTACATCTCCATTAAATGCAATACCAACTTCGTCGCAGCTAAACGCAAATCAATTTATAGGCTCTAACAAAGGAACAATTCCAAATAGGACTACAGAGTTTAACTCAGACACAGGGTTTACTATACCAAGCATGACTGTAGGTGGAACAACTTATCAACAGGTTGTTTGGTGGCAATATACAGCAGCCGATTATACTAGTAACCCAAATGCAACAATAAGAATAACAGGCCCTTCTGGAACAGGATGGGACATCCTAAGGCTATGCTGCCTAGACCCGTCTGATCCTAATTGTACTTAAAAATAAAAATATGGCAAATATAACTTTAACATTTTCAAACCCCTTACCCGAAGGAATTCAAGTAGGAGACATCGCTTGGTATTTAGACGTTGATGCTGAACCCGCTCCTGCGGAAATTGAAATGGGGCCAATACTTTCAATAACTAATAATCCAGTTTCTATAGTTGTAGACGCAGCAGTGGGAGTTCCTTCGCCTTCACAGAGTGATTTTATTTTCTACGCTGAAAATCCTATTGGATATTTAGGACAACTCAAAGGTTACTATGCTGAGGCTCAATTTAGAAATAGCTCAACAAGTTATGCGGAGTTGTTTTCTGTAGGTTCAGAAATATTTGAGAGTAGCAAATAACATGTAATAATAATATATAAAACTTAATACAATGGTAGGTCAAGTAGTCGGCGGATTAACTAGTATAGCTAGTGGTATAATCGGCAGTAGAAAAAGAAAAAGAGAGGCTAGAGCAGCGGCCGCAGAGTTAGCTAAGCGGAAAAGTCAATACGAAATGCTAGATACATCTAATGTGTATCAAAACATGCAAAATACCATGGAAGACTTAACGGTTAACCAGCAAGCTGCGCAATTTCAAGCAGAGCAGGAACAACAGGGGCTTTCTAATATAATGGGTCAAATGCAAGGAGCAGCTGGTGGATCTGGTATTGCGGCGTTAGCTCAATCATTAGCAGGGCAACAATCTCAAAATTTAAGACGCGCATCAGCAGATATTGGTAGACAAGAACAAGCTAACCAAATGGCTGAAAGGCAACAAGCCGGGAACTTACAGCTTTATGAAAGAAAGGGAGAATTAATATCAAGAGACGCGGAAAGAGATAAAGTATCAACCTTAATGGGTATGGCTCAACAAAGATCAGCAGCTGCAAATCAGGCAAGACAAGACGCTACAAATGCTATTGTTGGCGGAATAGGCGGTGTTGTAGGTGGAGCTGCGGGTATAATTGGCGGATTACCAAGTATGGCCGGTTCTCCTGTCGGTGATATATTAAATTCTTAATAAAATATAAATTATGAATCAACAATTAGTAAAAGGAGCAGCTCAAGTAGCCGCTAGCAAAAGATCCACATGGAACCAAGCTTTCCAAAAGAATCTTAATGCTTCATTGGCAGTAGCGGCTAAAAGATCTATGCAGCGCAAGGCTGAAAAAGCTAGAGCTAACGCAAAAACAGCTTCTTATATAAATAGCTTAAATTCAAATGTAGATACTACTAGCCTAACTGCTTCACAGCAAAGCGCTGTTTCAAATTATCTTACCGAGCAGAAAATGACTTATGCTAATGCTGCAAAAAGAATAGCAAAACTAGAGCCTACTCACCCTGCATACATGCGTCTTAGAGACGAGATGAACGGAGTTCAAATGAACTTTACAAATTTAGCTAATTCGTTAAATCAATACAAAGAAGACAAGATTAATTATCTAAAAGACTTTGATAATAGTTTGTTATCTGCTGGTAATGAAACAGGCGCATTTGTTGAGGCTTCTAAAATATATACTGATGAAGGATTTATTGGTATTGGACAAGGAGGCTCCTTAAACTTTTACGATGAAAATAAAGGAGAATATCGAAAATACAATGAAATAACTAAACCTTTTTTGAAAGACACTGCGGCAGGTAATTCTATACTACAAATGAACGAGCAAGTTTATAACTCAGGTAAAGAATTAACAGGCACTAGACGTAATATGGTTCGGCAAAGATTAAATAATATGATAAGTGCCGGCGGCCGGGACACTTTATTGTCTTTAGCTTCTGATGATTTTGTTATTGAAGGAGGATTAGGATTGCAAGATCCTTCTTTGTTCGATAAAGAAAACGAAGCTCTATTAAAACAAGCCGTGCTAGATGGTTATATGAGTGTATTAGAAGACTCTGCAGCACAAGGAGCTATTGACAATAGACCCAAAGTTTCTGGAGGTGGGAGTGGAGATAGAGGTAGAAAAACCTTAGACGAAGAAATCCCAGTTGTTGAAGACGCATTTGAATTTTCGCAAGTGTATAGCACAAATGTTGAACCAGGATTAAGGGAGGATAAAACTTTATTACTAGTTCAAGAATTGAACGCAATAGACCCTACTAAATCAGGTAATTACATAAGTAGAGGTACGTTGTACGACATGTACCTTCGAGATTTTAAAGGAGATGACTACGAATTAGATGATGACGAAGAAACTCGAGCTAACTTTATAAATGATTACGGAGACTCTCAGATTTACATATTCAATGAAGACGATCCAAGCCAGCCAATGCCAGTGCTAATAAATACAGATAATCCCCAAGATCTTTACGAGTTTTATCTAAAAAATTCTAATCTTACCACCAAGGCTCAAAATTATCACATAGGACAATACGAAGGCTACATAGCAAATTCTGAAAAACCAAAAGAAAACAATACCACTTCTTCTACAGGAGGAGGAATAGATACTTCAAAATATAATTAAATATGAACGAACAAGCTTTACAAGACTCGTTTAAGTTATTTCAATCACAAGGTTACTCAGGTGATATAAATGCTTATAAAGAATTAATATCAACTAATGATGAGGCATTTAACGATGCCTATTCATTATTTAGCAATAGCGGATATAAAGGCGGCGAAGGTGCTTTTAAAGGCCTTATGGGTATTAATGTAGTGGGAAAGACAAACGACTCTGCGGTTGCGGATCCAAATGCGGAGTCAAGCCAAGAAGGTACGGGATCCAAATCGGGAGATGGTTCATTGGAATCAGCTCAAGAGGATAAAGGTTTTTTAGCGGGATTAAAAAATTACGGCGAAATTGGCAATAAAATATTTGAACTCACAGGAGGTCCTGCTGGTTTTATAGCTGGGACTGTAGTAGATGGAGGAAAAAAAGCTGTAAAATTTTTAAGTGGGGCAATAGACAATATACAGGAGCGCGTAGTGGATGAGCCTGTAGAGGTGCCAACAGATGCAAGTTCAGAATACCTTATGGGTAGAGGATTTGCTTCTAATCCAAGCGGGTTTTTTGAAAGCGCCTATGACGGAATACCAGGAGCTGCAAATACTACCATAAATTTGTTGTATGGTAACATGAAAGACATAGAGGAAGCTTCTGCTATAATAGGAGCGGGTCTTTATTTACAGGCTAAAAAAGGTGAACTTGGTTTGTCTAGCGAGGAAAGAATAGAGGTAGCTAACTCTGTAAAAGCTGCTATTAAAGTGAAAGACTCTATAATTGATAAAAAAAATAAAGAATTATTAGAATCTGTAGGAATGAGCGGCATATCTCCTTACATATATGCTTCTAGAGAAAACCTTCAAGAAATAGAAGATAAGTTGTTAAAAAACCAAAAGCAATATGACACTGCTATATCTGAAGAAATACTAAAAGGAACAGATGCTAATTGGGCTGAAATCGGAGGAAGAACTTTAGGTGGTGCTTTAACAAGTGCTCCTTACAGTCTTATGTCTATGAATCCATACTCTGCTGCCTATATGGGTGTTGGTATTGCTGCAGATAAATTTGTAGAAGAAATTGATGAAAACCCTGATAGAGCATTTTGGAAACTATCAGGAGCAGCTGCAACTACAGGGGGAATTGAAATGGCTGACGCTTGGGTTTCAAGAAGGTTACTAAGAGCCAAAGGTTTTTTACCTAAAGGCAAAGGAGCTGAAAAAGCAATTGAGCAAATGAATAGGGGTATTGGCGGAAAGCTTAAAGATATTATTGGTATTGGAGCAAAAGAAGGTCTTACAGAAGTAGGGCAGGCTATTGGGACTAAAATAAGCGATTACCTTTGGCTAGACGAATTGCCAGGTCAAGATGAAGAAGGAAATGTAACTAAAAAAGGGTTGCTCAAAACAGCATATGAAATAGTAGACGAAGGTATAATCGGAGCATTTTCAGGCGGTGGTATGGCTTCTGTTGGAGCGGCAGTTCAAGGCAATGACGCTTTGAACGAAAGAGCTAAATTTTTACTTACGCCTGAGTATATAAAAGATGATCGTAAAAAACTTTATGACGAATATATTGGTAGGGCAGCAAAGATAAAAGAGGCTAGAGACAGCGGCAACAACAGAAGAGCTGGTGCTTTACAGGACATTAATGACAGGCTTGGAATAAAAATTAATAAATTAGACATAACTAGTTCTTTGGTTTTAGATAATCTTACTCAAGAAGAGCTTACTGAATATGCTAGAAATGTAGATAAAATAAATGCCCTTCTTGACGGAAAAGTAGATAACGCATTACAAAATGACGTACAAACTTTACAAGATCAAAACAATGATATATTTGACAAAGCCTTAAAAAGAAATTTTGGCGAGAATATGTCGTTTGCTCAAGCAGCGGCCGCTCAAGTTGGACTAACTACTACTGTTGTTGACAATGCAGCAGATTTTAATAAGTTAATAAAAGATCCAAAAACAGGAAAATTCATAACTAATAAAGACGGAGTTGCCGGGGCTTTTATTGGCGGAGGGCAGCTTATAATAAATAAAGAAATTGCTTTACAACAAGGAGATGTTACTGTAGGTAGCCATGAAGTATTACACCCTATTTTAAACGCTATGATTGGTGATATAAACCAACAAATGCCTATTGTAGAGGAATTTAAAAAGCAATTAAACTCTAGAGAAAAAAAATGGGTTGAAAATGAGTTAAAGAGAAAAGGTAAGAAAAAAGGAACCGCGGAATACTACGGGGAATATTTAACCGTTTACTCAGAAGGCTTAGTAAATAACAATATAAACTTTGACAATACAACTTTTGAAAACTTAAAACAATTTTTTACAAGATTGTACAAAGGCAAAGGATTTGATAATATAGATTTTAAAACAGGTAGAGGAGTTTATAACTTCATGTCGGCTTACGGTAAAAGTGTGCAAGAAGGCAAATTATCTGAAGACGTTTTAAGCGCTATAGACGCAAAAAAGGTAGCAACTGTAGAAGCCGTAGATGACACTCAGTTTTCAAAAACATTATCAGACGACGTTAAGGCTACCTTATCAGATAACATAACAGAAATAAAAAATCTTGCAAAAGAAAACGCTGAAATAGCTGCTAAGTTTAATAAAGAGCCTATTAAAGGAGCTAAACAAATAAGATTAGAAAGAGAAGTTATTGAAGGGGTAAAGCCTTTGGTTGAAAAGATTGTTACAAATCGTACAAAAGCGTTGTATGACAAAATAGCAGATGATGCTAAAAGAGGCGTTACAAGAGAACAGTTTCAAGAATCAATGCGAGCTGATATTGAAACAATGATCCTTAATGAATACGACGCCACTAAGCAAGACCTTGAAAAGTTTACGGTAAGCAGAGCGTATTTAAGAGCTAACAATTTAGCTAAACGTTTAGGAATAGAATCGGTAGAAGAAGGCGGTATCAAGCAAGATATAGACACTGCTAAAGGCATTACAGAAGAAAAAACTACAACTACAAAACCTAAAGAACCTTCTGTAGAAAGAGGGCAAGCTACATTTGACGAGCTTGACATTGTTGATGATGCTTTAATTGAAGATATTAAATCTGAGCTTGAAAAAGAAATAAGGACTAGGGTTCAAAAGGGTACATTAGCAGAAACTGTTTCTGTTAAAAAAGGTAGAGAAACTTATATTGTTTCTTGGCTAGAAAATTATGTTAACAAGCAGCTATTTAAAAAGCTTCTTAAGAAAGTAGGTGCAATTAAAGGAACATACCCCAATACTATAATACCTACCGCATACATTGACTTTTTACAAGACCCTAAAACTTTTGATATTATAACAAAAGCTTTACCTATTAAAAGTATAAAGAAAAGTTACGGTAAGCTATTTGAAATAGAGCGTATAGGCAGAGAGGTTACTGCAGAAGGTAATCCTGTATTTAGAATAAAGAAAATTAATAAGACTAAGTTTTTTAAATATTTTGTTGAAGGAAAAAAATCAACTGTATTAGAAAGGCAAAAACAATTATTCAGAGAAATATTAACACCTATAGCAAAACAAGCAGTGGCTGATTATGCGACCCCTGAAAATCTTGCAAATCTTAATGAAATAAAAAACTTAGCACCTGATGCTTCTTTGGATGTTCAAGCAGATATTATTTTGGAAGCACAATTAGAAAATCTTGAAAGTCAATTAGATAGGTATAAAGGCGAAAAAACAGGTTTTGACATTATACAATTTTCTAAAACTGTTACCGCTGAGCAAAAACAAAAAATATCTAATGCTTTAAATCCTTTATTAGATACGCCTTCTAATAATGATTTTAAATATTCTGTTGTATTAGATATATTAAATGGATTAAATGATGTTAAAACATTTGAAGATTTAGCCGATTTAATTTGGAATGCAGGAAATACCACACTTAGTGTTACGTCGTTAAGAGAATATAGAGTTGAGCTATTGAGCTTATTAGCTAATAAGTTAAACTATACTGATACAGTTAAGTTTTTAATTAGTGCAATTAATAAATATCAAAAAGTTTATAAATATCAACAAAAAGTTATTGGCTATGATTATTCTTTAGCTAACTTTAAATCTGATTTTTCAACAGCAAACAATATTGAAGCAAAAGTTAAAGTTGTAGAGGAATTTTTAAAATACATCAGCAGGTCTATACGTACTTTAAAAATTAACGATATTACTAAAAACTCTGATGTATATAACAAAATAATAAAACCAGTTCTTGGAGATCCTAAAAAGTACCGTATTACTTTAGAAATAGACAAGCAAAAAAATAGATCTTATATATTAAAAAATAATATTAGATTACAAGGGCTAACTGATATTACAAGAATTAAATCAGATTTTAGCAAAAATGTTGCTGCTATAAATAAAGAAGCAGTTGAAGTGCGTGAATGGCTTTTAAATGAAGCTAAAAAAGCACAAACTAATAATGACGTAGATTCTTTTGTAGGTCAACTTTCTTTAATGTCTGCAGACCAACGTGGTGTAATACGTAAAATGAACAACGCGGGGTTTGCTTTTAAAAACGTTAAAGTAGCCGATGCTATATTAGAGCATGAGACTGAAGCTTTTGAAGTATTTAATGCCTGGAAAGATTTTGCTGAAGGTAAAATAACAGAAAATAAATTAAATAAATTTTTAGACGGAGCTAAAGTGAATCTTGTTCCAAAAAGTTTTGATAATTTACTTAAAAAAGTACAAAAAGAAAAAGGTTGGCGCGGCAAAGCTAGGTACTCTGATCCGCGGGTTAAAAAATATATTGCAAAAGCAAAACAAAACGGAGATATAATACAGTTTTCTAAAACAAATAGAGATTTTGACACTTTTGGTATGGCTGATATTATTAGTCGACAAATGTTTCCTAATGCTTTTGTAAATAAACCCAGTTATGCTCAGGGTTATGACTATTTAACCCCAAAACAACAAGACGCCGTTAAAGCTGAAATGAAAAATGCTAATCTTATTCAATTTAGCAAAACACTAAATAAAGCTAAAGCTATGGTCAACAGACCTGACGCCCCTGTTAAAGGTATTAGTGTTTGGGATTTTGACGATACATTAGCTACAACTAAAAGCAATGTATTGTACACAATGCCTGATGGCACCAAAGGAAAGATAGACGCTACTGAGTTTGCTTTAAATAGTGAAGCATTAGCGGCTCAGGGTGCTGAGTTTGATTTCAGCGAATTTAGCAAGGTTATGGAGGGCGCTAAAGGCCCTCTGTTCGATAAAGCCATTGCTCGTAATAAAAAATTCGGCAACGATAACGTATTTATTTTAACTGCCCGACCTGCGAATTCAAAATATGCTATACACGAATTTTTAAAAGGTATTGGCTTAGATATTAAATTAGAAAATATATTTGGACTAGGCGATGGCACAGCTATTGCTAAAGCTAAGTGGGTAATTGGGAAAGTAGCTGAAGGTTACAATGATTTTTACTTTGCAGATGACGCATATAAAAACGTACAAGCGGTACAAGAAGTTTTAGAGCAAGCGGATGTTAAGTCTAAAGTTCACCAAGCTAAAGTACAATTTTCTAAAAACTTAAACAAAGAGTTTAATAACATAATAGAAGATGTCACAGGTATTGAATCCTTTAAAACTTTTTCAGAAGCTAAAGGCAAAGTAAGAGGTCAAGGTAAAGGTAAGTTTAAATTCTTTATTCCGCCATCTGCAGATGATTTTGCAGGTTTATTATATAAGCTCACGGGTAAAGGTAAAACAGGTGAGGCACAGCAGGCTTGGTTTAAAGAGTCTCTGTTTGATCCGTTCGCTAAAGCTATGCGTGAATTCGAAAGCTATAAACAAAACGTGACAGGGATCGTTAATCAGCTTAAAAAAGATATTAAAAACGTTCCTTCTGGATTGAAAAAAGTTAATGAAACCGGATTTACAAATGAAGTTGCCGTAAGAGTTTATTTATGGGCAAAGAATGGTTATGATATTAATGGCTTATCTGAAACAGATAAAAAAGAGTTAATCGCTGTAGTACAAGCTAATCAAGATTTATTAGATTTTGCTGACCAAATGGATTCTGTTTTAGAAGGATATCCGGAGCCGCAAAATGACTGGCTAGCCGGTACAATTACTACTGATGCCATTAACATGATTAATACCGTTAAGAGAGCTGAGTTTTTAGAGGCATGGCAAAATAACGCTGACGCAATATTTACTAAAGAAAACTTTAATAAGCTTAGGGCAGCATTTGGTGATAATTATGTAGAAGCAATGCAGGATATGCTCTATAGAATGAAGACTGGTAGAAACAGACCTTCAGGAGCTAACAAGCTAACAAATAAATTTATGAACTGGGTTAACGATTCAGTTGGTACAATAATGTTCTTTAATACTAGATCAGCATTGTTACAAACGTTATCTATTGTTAACTTTATAAACTGGGGTGATAATAATCCTATGGCTGCGGCTAAAGCTTTTGCAAATCAAAAACAATTCTGGAGTGACTTCGCAATGTTGTTTAACTCTGATTTCTTAAAGCAAAGAAGATCAGGATTAAAGAATGATGTAAATGCCGATGACATCGCTAACGCTGCAGAAACTGCTACTAATAAAACAAAAGCCGTATTATCCTCTATACTTAAAATGGGATTCTTGCCCACGCAGATAGCTGATAGTTTTGCTATTGCAATAGGTGGCGCTAGTTTTGTTAGAAACAGAATAAATAAATATGTTTCTGAAGGAATGGACAAACAAGCTGCAGAAGAGCAAGCGTTTTTAGATTTTCAAGAAGTAGCTGAAGAGACTCAGCAGTCTTCAAGACCTGACAGAGTATCGCAGCAGCAAGCAAGTCCATTAGGTCGTATCATATTAGCTTTTGCAAATACACCTATGCAGTACATGCGATTAACTAAAAAAGCCTTTTTAGACCTTAAGAATGGCCGAGGAGATGCTAAAACTAATATAACAAAGATAGCTTATTATATGGCTGTTCAGAATATTATATTTTCAGCTTTACAATCCGCGTTGTTTGCTGGTTTATTTGACGACGACGAAGAAGCTTTAGATAACAAGAAAACTAGAGTGGCTAACTCTATGTTAGATTCTATATTAAGAGGTGTTGGTGTTTATGGTGCTATTGCTTCTACCCTTAAAAATATAGCTATAGAAATCAAAACTCAAGCAGAAAAAGATAGGCCAGACTTTACAGTAGCAGCTCAAAGAGCATTAAGCATATCTCCTCCAATTGATTCTAAAATGCGTAAATTAATGGGAGCAGGTAGAGCATTTAGTTATAAAACTACTCGCGAAAAAATGGTAGGTTACGGATTAGATAATCCAGCTTTTTATGCAGGCGGTCAAATTGTATCTGCTTTAACTAACGTGCCTTTAGATAGAGCTATTAGAAAAGCGGATAACCTTAGAGTCGCGGTTGATAACGATACAAAATACTGGCAATCATTAGCATTGCTACTAGGTTATAGCCAATGGGATTTAGGGCTTATAGAACCAAGTAAAAGCAAAAGTAAAAGTAAAGGTAAAAGTAAAAGACCATTTGGAGGTACCTTAAAATACAAGCCTTCCAGATTAACAAGAAAAGATCTTATAAAAATAAAAAGAAAAAAATAATGAGCTTATCAGACATTAAACTTTATGCAATGAACGGAGGTACACTCGGTGTTACAACATTTACGCAAATAGAAGACTGGTTAAAAATAATACTATTAGTAGTCACTATAGGGTATACTATTGCTAAATGGTCAAAAGTAAAAGAGGAAGACTAATGAGGTATTTTAAGTTAGAAGAATTTGATTCGCCTGACGAAAAAGGCAGCGGCAGTAAAATGAGTGAAGAGCTTTTAAGCATGCTTGACATTGCCCGTAAAAAGTTTGGAAAACCTATAAAAATAAACTCAGGCTATCGAACAATTGCACACAATAAAAAAGTAGGTGGAAAACCTTCCTCGTCGCACCTTAAAGGTTTAGCTGTAGATATATCCTGTACTAACTCTGTTGACAGATTTAAGCTGCAAGACATATTAAGAGAGGTAGGATTTAATAGATTAGGCGTGGCTGGTACGTTTATTCACGTAGATATAGATAAAAACAAATCGCCCAATGTAATGTGGGTATATTAAAAACATACATAGCATATGAGAACAAAAGGAACAGGGCCGCAAGGCTTAGGTGTTAAAGGCAATAATGGTTACAAAATAGGATCTGAAGACGCGCCTACTAAAAAGAAAGATGCCTGTTACAGTAAGGTAAAAAGCAGATATAAAAAATGGCCATCAGCTTATGCTAGTGGAGCTTTAGTTAAATGTAGAAAAGTTGGCGCTGCTAACTGGGGAAATAAATCTAAATAGTATGGCATTTAAAATGAAGCCCTCTCCGTTTAAAAATTTAAACAGATGGTTTAAAGAAGAGTGGGAAACGCCGCGAGGCAATAAAGATTATAGCAAAGGCGAGAATACATTCAGACCTACTAAAAAAATAAGTAAAGACACTCCTAAAACCTGGAGCGAAGTAACGCCTGCTTCAAAAGCTAAAGCTCAAAAAGAAAAAAACACAAAAGGCAGAGTAACTAAATACTAAATAAAAAAAGGGGTGCCATTTCTGACGCCCCAATTTTCAACTAACTAACTAACTAACTAACTAACCATCACACGCAATACAATCTTCACTCATTGCTTGCTGTGCAATATCTCCACGTAGAACGCTTTCTGTTCTCGTATAATATAAAGTCTTAACTCCGTTTTTCCAAGCATCAAAGTGTACTTTGTTAAGCCACTTAGGTGTTGCTTCACTAGGAAAAGCTAAATTCAAACTAACTGATTGATCTATATACTGCTGTCGCAGTCCAGCTTGATTGACTAACTCTAATTGGTTAATCTCTTTAAACGTTTTAAACACTTCCTTCGCAGGTATATCGTGTCCCATAGTAATCCCATCAAGCTCAGGTATATCTTGAACGCTACCGCCATCGGCAAGTATTTTATTCCATATTTCATTATTATTAATTTTATGTTTTCTTAATAATTTTAAAAGCGTAGGATTCTTTCTAATAAAAGTTCCTTTAGCCGATTGTTCAGTAAATACATTAGCAGCCCAAGGTTCAATACCCGCGCTTACGTTTCCAGAGAGCTTACTATTAGAGACAGTAGGAGCAACGGCGCGCAAATGAGTATTGCGGTAGCCAGTGCCAGCACACCACAAAGGCTCACCATAAGTTTCAGCAAGCGCCATGGAAGCTCTTTCGCTTTCAATTTTAATTTGCGAAAATATTTTCCTAGTCTCAAACTGAGATAATAGACCTTCGAAAGGAATACCCTTCTCTTGTAAGTAAGTGTGCCAGCCGAGGACTCCCAATCCCAATGCTCTCCCTTTCTGTGCAGATCGTATAGAATTCTCGAATCCGCGTAATCCCTTCGCCCTTTGAATAAATTCTTCCATAACACCGTCAAGAAACCATATGGCGTCGTAAATAAGGTTAGTGTCTTTCCATTCTTCATATTTTGCTAAGTTTAATGATGATAAGCAACAGACAAAGCTGTGATTCTCATCGGTGTGTAATGCAATTTCTGAACATATGTTCGTCATATGTACTTTTAATCCGTTTTCTTTATATGCTTTTGGATTTGCTTTGTTAACATTGCCTTTAAACATGATATACGGTTCTCCAGTTGCTTTTCGCTTTCTAAGTAGTTTACTCCATCTATTTCTAGCATCCTTATCTCCTTGTTCAAGCTTACGCATAAACTTGTCACCAACAACTGCGCATTGATGTAAATTAAGCGACTGTCTGTTAACATCTCCTTTTGGCTCTCTGATTTCAAGCCATTCTTCAAAATCGTCGTGCTCAATATTAATGTTAACTGAAGCAGCTCCTCTTCTGACAGATCCTTGATTAGTTGCAAGAATTGTTGAGTCGTATATCTTGCAGAATGGGACGACCCCATCTGATGTTCCATTACCTGTAATTTTAGCGCCAGCGGGTCTAATTTGATTAACTCCAATACCAACTCCACCGCCGTGCTTAGCGAGTAGCATCATCTCTAAATTCTTTTGTCCTATGTCTTGTATACTATCAGCCACGTCAATACCAAAGCAACTGATAGGCAAACCGCGATCAGTGCCTGTATTAGATAATACTGGGCTAGCGAGGCAAAGCCACCCATTCCAGATGTACTCGAAGAAAGTTTCTGCCATTTCTGGCTTATATAATCTACGAGCAACTGTTTTACTGACGCGCATGTATGCTTCTCTAGGTGACTCTCCGTCAAATAAATATCCCCCGGATATTGTCTTCTTGTATACGTCCGTATTACCCCACGCAGGGTAATCTTCTCCTTTTTTCCAATTTTCATTCCACATTTGTACTATTGTTATTACTTGTTATTGTCCATTTAGGTTGCTCTTCCGGTCTATAAGTCCAGTCAATATATGGCTTATATATTGGTGTATTATAACAAAAATCTCTACCAACTATAGCATTCAATAAAACATCAACTTCGTCTTTTGCTATTTTGTCTTCTTTGTATAATTTTAAAATTACATTTCTTGCTTTGTTCATTATGATAAATATAATATTGTGTAGGCTATTGCTACGTTTAAATTAACTGCTACTAAGTTCCATTGTTTTGCTACAAACACTTGAGGTATTGATATAACACCAGCTATTATGTATGTAATCATTCCCATTTTGTCAGGTAAAATATGGGGAGACATCATCATAAATGCCGTCCCCATATATCCTAATCTACTAGACAGTCTTTCAATCGGCGTTAATCTCTTCTGCCTTACTAGACTTTTCAGCCATTTTCTTTTTAAGGTCTTCGATCGCTTGCTCATAATCGTCCATCTGTTTAATTGTTTCTAATGTTCCTACAGCTAAATCTTTCAGCTGAGGCACTTCTCTCATTAAAAATTGAACAGCCTTTCCAAGCGTTTCAATTTTGTTTTTCATTTCTATTAAAGTCTGTTCTTTCATTTATATAGTTGTTCGTATATTTCGTCTTCAGTTATAACATTACCAAATGTCTTCAAAGTCTTCGCCTTCCCCAGCTTTCGAGTAATCCGTTGGCCTAGTGGCGAAAAAATCAGTATGAGTGACCCCGCCGGTAAGATGATAGAACCAATCAAGATTGCCTGCTGCTTTGGTGTCATACGCAAAATACGAACCCAAGTCAACGTAACCAAGTTCCACAAGTTTTTCATTTGTTCTCTTTTTTATAAAGTGTTTTAAATCATTAGCTGATATACCTTCAATATCACCAGCTTCAAACATTTTGTCAATATATTTAGTTTCTAACTTAATCATAGTTTCCGCGGCTTTTATTATATCTTCTCGACATAAGTTCAGCAATTGTCCATTTTCACTGCACATATCGCGAAATAGTTTACAACCCATTTTACTATGTAAGCTTTCATCCCTTACGGACCATTTCATTTGCTGTCCAATACCTTTAAGCAAATTGCGTAGCTGAAAAGAATAAAGCACTGCAAAAGCAGAATACAAGCTAACTCCTTCAGCGAATGCAGAGAAGACAGCAAGCGACTTAGCAATGCCAATTGGATCATTGCCATCGTAAGCAACAAGATTATCAAAACGAGCAGCCGTAGCAGGCTCATGTAAAAATGCCTCATAATCTTCTAGTTTTAATGTTTCGTTTAAATAACTATACGCTACCGCGTGAATAGTTTCTTGTGATCCGAACATCATAGCCATTTGTTGTATTTCATGCTTAGGGAACCAACCAACTACTTTCTGTGTCCAATAATCCGATACCGCACACTCCGTCTGTGCAAAGCCAAGTAAAATGTTACCGACCAGGTTTTTTTCTTTATCATCTAATTTTTCGTTCCAATCTTTAATATCACTTTGCATCGATATTTCGGTGTGCAACCAAAATGCCTGTGCTTGTTTTAACCAACCTTCTGTGTAGTACTCAGGGTACTCAAAAGGCTTATAAGCTACTCTTTCGTCAAATAATCCCATTATAAATTTATTATGTGTTGTATAGTTTTTAATTCACTCCTCCAGGCGTCCATATAAGCTATCATATCAGCTTTTTTTGTAGATCTTGATACATTACGCATATCATCTAAAATGGATCGCACAAACAGGTCTATTGTGTGTAATTGTGTTTCTTTATCTTCTTCCATTAATTATAAGTTGTTAACGCTAAGTCAATAAACGGCATGTATAGCACATAAGAGGTTTGCTCTGGCTCTTCATAGGTTCTTGCTCCTAGTAATATTCCAGGGTAAAACCCTAACTCAATTGACCATAATGGTTTGTTTTCTTCTTTTTTACTCATATTATATATTTTTGCTTAATATTAATGGGGATTCGTCATTGTTTCTTTTTATTAAATAAAAGCTTTGATTTTCTGTTATATTCAAAGGTTCGTCTTTAAAAGTTTTAGGATATTTATCTCTTACGTATTTTTCAATTCTCGCTACATCTAATTCCATATTGTTCTTGTAATTCTATTAATTCATTATATTTAACTTTACCTCGTATTTCCCAGCTCCATTTGACAAACTTATCAATTTGACGCTCGGCATACTTTTGTCTAGCTATTCTTTTCTTTTCGAAAGGATTATGCTTATTGTCTCGTCGCATTCTTTTTGATTTTGTGGTTTGTATAATGTAGTTCCTGGAAATTGTTTAACAATTAATTGTTTAAATAACTTCCAGCGCATAGGAAAACTTTCGTTTGCTCTACCTTTAGTTTCTATAATAAAATCATCGCCAATAAAATCAGGAGTGTATTTAATAGGTAAGATACGTTTGCAACCCCTATTTTTGTAATCGCCTTTTCCATTAGCCTGTCTTTCGTATACTTCGTTATCAAAATGAAAGCCGTTAAGTAAAACAAAAGTTTCTCCTTCATATTTAGCTTTTATTTTAGCCTTCTTTAAAGCCATATACATATAACGTTCTAGCCCTGAGGCGAAGTTGATGCCATCATATGACACCTTCTTCGACTGCACTGGGCCTCGTTTTTTGCTTTTTCTTTTATAAGGTTTCCGTCTCATGTACTTCAATATTTTTTAAAGCTGCCTCTTGAATATCCTCTGTATAAACTTCTTTAGCTTTTTGAAGATACAACACAGCATCCATTAATTCTTCTTGTAAATGATTAAGCCAAGCAAACATATTAGATGGGTCGTCTCTTAGTGTTACACCATATTTTGCAAAGCCTACATCAGATCTTGATACAAACTTATCAACAACACGTTCAACAACTGGATCTCTAAATTCTATTTGTTTTTTACTCATAGTGTTTCTTTTACAAATGTTCCGTTAATCATTTTACCTTTGCGATTAGCTATTTCATTGTATGCTGAATCAATACAGTTTTCTATATCAAAACCTTCTAGCTTTGCTAGGTTTGTTAATACAACAACAATATCGCCAATTGCATCTACAATTTCTGGTTTATCATCATTAAGCAATGCAGCTGCTAGTTCACCAGCCTCTTCCATTAGTTTAACATATTGCGTTTGAGAATTACCTTTGTCGTATATACCTCTTTCATTAGCCCAAGATCTTATAAGATCAAATCGCGAGGGTAAAGGATAAGGTTGAGGCGTATGCTTAGGATTAAAAAATGCTTCATAGAAAGCTTTGTTGTAAATGTAGCTTCGGTTTTCGTTAAACATTGAAGTTCTAGCATTAGCCATTATCCAAGGTATGTTTTCTTTAGTTATTTTGAACTTACCGTTAGATGTTTCCCAACTTAAGTCTAAATTGTCCATTAATCTACCTTTCAGTTTATCTAATGGACACGGGAATGTTGACGTCTGCTCTGTAGCGTTTATTTTCATTTTTTTGTTTTTATTAATTAAATTTGTATAAGATTGTCGGTCGACTTTATAGCCGTAAGACTTTTGAAGTTCTAACTCCATAGCTGACACATAATCAATGTCATCACTAGTAAGTAGAACTTCGTATTCGCCTGGTGCATAACCTTGTTGCACTGTAACTCTTTTATTAAGATTACGTGTAACGCCAATTTTTTTACCAGGAATGTGATAAATGTTGTACATAATTGTTTTTATTTACCAACACTCAGCTCTGCTTTTATTGCAGGATAAGGATTGTAGTTAATTAATTTAATTGTATTAGCTGTAGGTATATATATTTCTCCGCCATATTGGGTACATGAATATATGCCTGGTGTTTTATATATGCCTTGGTCTAATTGTAATTTAGGCAGTATTCTTTTTGGTCTATCTAAATATACTTGAGCTTGTTCTAAATGATTATTATACAAATGACAATCACCAAGCTGACCTATAAGCTGTCCTGCTTTTAATCCAGCGCCCTTAGCTAACATTTCTAATAGTAAGCCGTACATAGTTATATCATAAGGCAAACCTAAAAACACATCAGCTGAACGTTGCTGCCACATTAAATCTAAAACACCGTTGTTAATGTAAACTTGAAATCCATAATGACACGGCGGTAAAGCCATATCAGGCATATCAGCCGGGTTCCAAGCGTTGATCATAAGACGTCTAGAATTTGGATTAGTAGTTATGCTATACACAAGTTGTTCAAGCTGATCTACGCCGTTAAAATCGCGCCATTGCTTGCCATATACAGGACCAAGCGTTTCATCTGTTCTGCCTGAACGTTCATAATCAGGTCTCCAGTATTTAACACCATTATCTTCTAAATACTTAAGATCAGTCCTACCATTCAATATCCAAAGCAGTTCAGTTCTTGCTGCATTGAAGCTTATCTTCTTTCCTGTAAGTATAGGGAAGCCCAGTGACATATCGTGTCTAATCGTTCTTCCGAAGACAGACTTCGTCCCCGTGCCTGTTCGATCTTCTTTATCCAATCCTCTGTCGAGTATTTCTGATATAAGTCTTTTGTATTCATTTTCTATGTTTGTCATAATAGTATTTACAATATTCAAATATTTTTGTCCATATTTCTGTTTTGCCATATGTTTCTGGGCTGGTGTGAGTTCTATCTTTGCTCCGTATATCAATATACCATTGCGTTGGGGAATAAGCCTTAGGGGCAATAGCTATTTGATTTCTAACACACCATCTATATGCTTTCCATAATTCAGGATCCATTGAGGGTTTACCCATATCAATAGCGCCTTTCTTTTTTTTAGATCCACTACCCATTTATTCCCACGGCATTTTTTCACCAGATACGTTTATCTGTTCGTGAGGTATAAAGCATCCTGATTTTGGTTCCCACTTGAAGTGAGCTTCAGCTCCATTCTCGCCAAGGTTTTGAAACTTAACTTTTAAAACTTTAGCTTTAACTGTTTTAGCTTCGTAATCCCTGTGGACTAATAAACCATGATAGCTAGCGTCATACCATTCGCCGCCTCCTTTGATATTATACATTGTAGGCTCTTCAATTTTACCATCACTACCTTTGTACATTTTAGTTGGATGAGCTACCACGAATACAAGCACATCGTACTTTTTAGCAAAGATTTCAATCTTGCTTAAGTACTCCATAGTATAACGATTAACATCTTCAGTCTTACAATCAACATCTCTTACTTTGTTAAATGGATCAATAACTAAGCATTTAATACCTTTACGCTTAACCAGCTCAGCCCCTTTACGCAACACAGAATCTAATGTGTAACGTTCCATATCAATGTGAAAGTAGTTACTATTACAATGATCTGCTACTTGATTCCATTTATCTCCTCCGATATCATCTCTAGTTGGCATACCTTGCCAATGCTTACGCATTAACTTATGAGCGTGTAAATAAGTCGGTACATTTTCTGGCGACGCAAACGCTGTTTTCCATCCGTAGTTATTATTATATCCGACAACCATCTGATCGACGAAATCACTCTTACCGGAACTAGGAATACCAGTAACAGTAATGAATTGACCAGTGTAAGTTGAGAAGATATCATCAAAATTTTCAAGGCCAACTTGGAATCCTGGTTTAAAGCCATTCTTAACAAAGTCGGTAACTTCATCTTCAATATCCCTGAATGTTGTAACATTCTCAAGCGGTACTGGTCTTGCTCCCGAAATACGCTCTGATAATTTTTCTTTTCCATACTTTTGTAAATATTCATTTGCATCTTTACAGTCTTCAAACGATGCCAAGTAGCATACTTCAGATCCTAGTCTTCTAACTAGCTCTGCTTGTAAAGCCATACCAGCTTCGTCTGTGTCTACAGCCAATATGATTTTTTCTTTGTCTTCGAAATAATCTATACAAGCATCTAAATAATCAAGGTTATTACTATTTAATGTAGCTCCGTTTGGAACTGATATCGCATTTGTTATGCCAGCTTCATGGAGCGCAAGCACATCCATTTCGCCTTCAACAATAACACAATACTCATAACCTATTATACTATTTATATTATAAAATACTTTTTCAGCACCCTTATATAATTTAAAGTTCTTTCGTCCATCGCGATACTTAACGTTGATAAGTTGATCGCCCATGAAGTAATTAAACTTTATAACGTTCTCGGTTTTACCGGTCTGGGGCATATACTCAGGACCCTCACCAATCTTAAGATCAGTGAGAGTTTGCTGAGATATTCCTCTAGTTTTAAACCACTCAACTACTTTGCTAGCTGGAGGTTTATGTACAACCTCTGCAGGTCTTACATATACCTTTTCACTAGCACCTTTACGCTGATACGTATGTAGTTGAAATGATGTATTACAGTTGTGACAAGTACCGAGACCCCGATCCCAATCATAAGACGCACATTTAGCCTTTTGATTCTTGGGTTTTCTATCAGGGGAACAAAGAGGACATATGCCCTGCTTCTTTCCCTCTTCAAGCTTATGTTGATTGAACTCGTCAATCAAAAATCCATTGATCTCTGTTGTCTGCATTTAATTTAATTTAATTTATCTAATAACATTCTTCTAAACATTCAGGACATATGTATAGCATTAGAATGGTAGATCGTCTGCAGGTTCTGGTACTGCCGGTGCTGCTTGTTGAGGTTGGCCATCACGAGGCGCTGCTGCAACGTTGTCTCCATTAGTCCATACTACTTTAACATTACCTAAATAAACCTTGTCAGCTTTGGCCTCACGCTCTTCTTTAGTTTGTTCTACTATTATCGGACCATTGTTTCCAAATTGGTCAAGCTCATCATTAAGAGTAATAGTGATGGGTAAATACTTGCCTTTCTTTCCAACATAGATTTTATCTTTAGGAATTTTGTTTAGGTCAATACTTGTTTTAATTATACTAGCCATATTAGTATGCGTTTAATTGGTTAAACATTCTTTGCATTTGGGATTTTGTTGCGCCTGTTGTACGGCGTAAGTTATCTACAGCTTTTACATGATTTTGATTTGTATAGAAGTTATCTACACTAGTTTCTAATCCTGATACTGTACATACTTTTGTTTGGTTTTTTCTGGTTCTTGCCATTGGTTTTAAATTTAATTGTTATTAATATTCATGTTTATTATCAATACTGCTTCGTGTTATGTTTGTAAATTACAAAGTCTGATTAATAAAATAGTTTTCCGGTTTAAAGTCCGGGTTTTCGTAGAATAATTTATATGCTTCTACAGCTTTTTCAACTTTATCCTCTCCTTTAGAATAGAACTCAGGTGAACAGTCATATATACCTATCTGGTGTGTTGTTTTATCTATTACAATAAAAACCATTTCATAACCAAATAACTCTCTGTATATATAAGCTTGACTGTTATAATTGTACTTCTGAGCAGAGTATCTAAACTTAGAAATATCAGCCGTTGTTTTTAAATCAATAATTAACTTTTCGTCGTGATTAACAATATCGGCTTTGCCTTTCCATAGTTTACCTTTAATCTCTGCAATCCCAGGCACTTCGTATTCTACATTACCATCCCGTATTAAACCTCTACATACTTCGTTAGACATCATAACATCTATAAGTACTTCGAGCTTATCTACTTCTGATTGTAGAAGACACATCTCACCTCCTGAGATCTCTTTGTAAGCTTTTGTATTTCTAGTAGAAGCTTCTATCACTTTGTATTTCTTAAGCTTATCTGGCTCAAGTATTGCAGTATGAAAGTAGCCTCCAACTAAAAATGCAGGGATTTGTTTTTGCTTTTCCCTAAGCGACAAAGGATTAGTTAATAGTTTTGAGATATCTGAATTACTTAGGAATTGTTTTCCAAACTTACCATAGTAATGTTCATCTTCTCTTAACTTCTTTAACTCATCTTTTCTTGTCATTATAACGTTTTTAATGTTGCAGCAGGTATATCGTATTTACTTTTTATTGCTTCTAAGCTTCCCCCCGCTTTTAAGAAAGCCTTAGCTTTTGTTAACGCTGCTCCTTCTAATTTCGGCTTGGCAGTTTTACCGTGTCCATTCGTTGCATCACTGTCAGCTGTGTCATCAATTAAGAATAAATTACCGAGTGAATACTTTTTACCGTAGCTTGATGCGCTACCAAACTTCTGGGGCATTTGCATACCTTTTTGATCTAAATCAACGCCAACTAAAGCTGTTGCGTGTATAGCACTTTTGCCGTCAGAAATAGTCGAAGTTGAACAAATAATAGGAAAGCCTTGGGCTTCAACCAATTGCTCGCTGATTGTTACTGTAACTCCTAACTCTAATAGAAAGGGCTTTGTTGCTTCTAGGATATCTTCGGCTGATCTGAAGTTATATTTGCCGAATGAATTAAATCTACTTTTCTTCGATTTAAACTTTGTCTGGATCGTTGCCAGTTTCTCATTTAAGGTCATATGGTTTGTGGTTTGTTATTAATATAATTACGTATTTTGTTCATAAATTAAAGATAATCAATTACTTGGGTGGGATCGGTGTTAGCTATCAACTTGTCAATTGCCTCTCTTTTGATCTGCGAAACACGTACATTTGCAGTGTTTACGTTTATTTTTAGCTTGTTTGCTATATAGTTAGCAGAATGCTTATCACAATCTAAACCAAAAGATAATCTTAATACTTCGTATTCAATAGGCGTTAAATGCTCTTTCATTAATCCTAACAAATAAATATTTAATAAATCTATATTATAAGGTGTTGACTTATCTTCTATTTGATATATAGGATTTTCTTCGTCATTATAATTTTCATCATAGCTTGAAAATACTGAATTAAAAAATAGTGATACCATTTTATCATCATCAGGGTTTTTACGTATTTGATTTAGCTTATGCTCAGGTATTTTAACATCACCCCGGTTAATATCTATTGCGCGTCTTATAGCTCCTTTAATTCTTTTGCTTAAAAAAGATTTTAAAGTTTTTTCAACATCAGACGATTCGTCTATCATTAGCCAATCTATTTTATCTACAGCTTTAACTAAGCCTGAGTTACCTTCTTGTATTAAATCGTTAATACTTAATACGCCTGAGGCTTGCTGGGTTGTTGAAAATTTTCTAGCTAGATTTTCTACCAGTGGCATAAACTTTATTATTAGCTCATCTCTGGTATATTCATCGTAGAACTTTTCAGAAGGTATAGATTTTTTAAGATCCTCTTTGTATCTTATGTAATTCTGTACATTATATTTCTTCATTATTGTTTAGTTTTTCAAATGCCTGTGACATTAGGTTGTTATCTGCATAGTATATATTACCTATACTCGCCATCCATTCATTAAAATTATTTGCTATCATATTTGTTGATTTAAAAGTGCTTTTTCTTTTTTAAGTTCATTACTCATATTTCTGTATATTGTTCTTGTTGAACACCCTAATACTATTGCTAATTTTGATATACTTATTTTTTCTGCTTCGTCGTGCATTATTAGCATTGCGTCATATATTTCAGACTCAGATAATTTTTTTCTGCCTACCATTTGCCCCACTATAGAAAGCTTTTGTCGCATATCTAATCTTGTGTGCTCTTTAAATATAATTTTACGTAATTTATTTGGAGGCTGTCTATCAAGGTCACTCATGCTAACCTCATATATTATATTGTTTATTGCTGAATCAGATATAGTAAAAGTTACAAAGCCATTTTTTTTATCACACATAAACATACACATGCCTGAGAACTCGTCTGGATCCATTTCAGGATTAAGATACCATAATACATATAAATGCCATCTAAGTGATTTATACGTGTTTATTTTGGCTCGGCTATTGAACAGTGTATAGCATTCGTAAGTGCCTGCTTCGTAATAGTTTCCCCATGAGTGCACTTCTGTAGGTTTATCATTAACAGGATTTCTTCTATATATTATTCGTCTTCGATTAAAATAATCGAGTTGCCGTTCGTATTCCATTGTGTTTGTTTTATGTGACGTTAGCCTCTTACTATTATATACTACATGCTATTGTCACAGTTTTTATTAATTATAATTTATACTTAGCTTTAAGTTGAATTAATTTTTGTTTTATTTTTTCCGCCATATTATAATCTTCATTAACTACAGCTTCATCAAGTTCAAGTTCAAGTTTAATTAATTGATCTTTAATAAGATCTGTTTGACTAATCATACCAAATGATATATTTGCTTCTTCTTGGCTTTGTTCTATCATGCTTTGCATATCAGCTTGAAAAGCTTTATCATATTCTTCCTGTTTTGCAGATAACTTTTCTACTATTAAATCTGCTAATTTATTGATTTCTTGTTCTGTCATTGTGGTCTTGTTATTAATTG